TCATACTCGCGCTGCACATTAGCAGCATTTTCTACCCACTTGTTCATCAGTGTGCTCCTCTCAAAATCTGTCCACTCAACCAAGAAACAATTTCCTCGGCATCCGAATCCCACTCTGCGTCTTCGGCAAAGTGCTCACGCAACTCCACCGCAGTCCACAGCTGACCCTCAAGATAGCCGCGACCAAAGTCAACCAAACGTGCACGAAACTCTTCTGAGTTTTCCTCGTCCTCGTCGAGCCAACCGAACTCGCCCTGAAAGGCATCGCAGTGATCGCATGAACCATACGATCCACGCACAAAGCCACGACCACCCTCATACTCAACGTATGCGATCCATGAACCCTGATAGTCACCGAATTCACGGAATTCCAGCACACGGAAGCAATTGTACATAACTGCGCCAGCCGCAACCAACGCTTCCTCATAACCATGAGACATATTCTTTCTCCTTACTTGCAACACACCACACGAGCCAGATTCTGCCACTTGGCAGGATGCGACTTGTACAGCGACGCTACCTTTACAACCATTCGCAGCGACAACTCGCGCAGCGAATCCTGATGCTTCTCAACGAAGTCCACGATCTGCTTCTCAGCAGCAGCCGACAAACCTTCGTTGCGCAGCATGCCCTGCTCAATCACCTGCTTGATGCGAACAAGATAATCCTTCTTGTTCTTCATCTTCATATCAAGGTACATTGACCGTGAGATGAGCGCATTGAAGTGCGGCGACAACTTCGAACCACGATCGATCATCGAATCGAAATCGTAGTTGGTGATGAAGATGATCGTACCTTCAAACTCAAACGAAGTCGGCAGACGATCACCAGCCTCATCTTCCATCTTGGTCTCGGTGAGCCAAGACAGGACACGACGGCGAGTAGTATCACACGCTGCCTTCAGCAAGTTCAACGCAGCCTCGTCGCCGAAGATGGCGTCGGCGTCGTCGAACACAACCACTGAGCCAGGAGCACGATACTCATACAGAGTCTTATACAGACCAGTCGGACGCACATAACCACGCACGATGGTGTAGTACGGACGCTCGCGCTCAAGAGTCTGAGTCACGCCATAAGACTTGCCCAGACCAGCGGGACCAGAGATGACGAATGAACGCACCTCACCAGCCACAGCTGCCTCAGTCATGAGGGTCAGCGCAGCGAATCGCTCATCCAACTTGGCGCGGATCTGCGCTTCGGTCTCAGTGGACTCGATCGCGATCGCAGGCATCTGCAACTTCGCGTGACCCTGCGCCTTGCGCTTACGGGTCATGCGGAAACCAGCCTTGGGTACACCACGAGGCATTAGATTATCACCTTGTTATCATTTACCATACATATATCTTACTAAAACAAGAGCAAGAAGTAAATAAGAAAAAATCCTGTAAAATCAATAACTTACGCATCTACATAAAAAAAGGGAGCCGAAGCTCCCTCTTTTCGGTCTTATGTTAGACGATCACTCGCCGAGCAGACCCAAGGTTAGCACCTGACGGATGATGGTCATGTTACCATCCATTGCTGCAACCTGATATGCACGGTCAAGTGCTTCAGCTGCACGCTCAGGATCGCTGTCCTTCAACAGTTCATAAAGAACTAGATTCTTACAGAAAGATGACTGACCCTTTGCAAAGTTCAAAGTCATATTACGATCAGAACCACCGAAGCCAGCACCGCAAGCAGTAGCAACTACCACGTTAACAGCCTGAGCAGCCTCACGATAGACATCACCCTGAACGCTGACGCTGGTGTCGTTACCAGAAGCAGAGTTGCTTAGAGTGTTGCCACCTGAAGATGCAGTTGCAACAGCCTCAGCACCTGCGGTAGCAGAAGCAGCAGCATCAGCACTTGCATCAGCAGCAGCGTTTCCGCCAGTGGCTGTAGCATCACCACCAGTAGCAGTAGCGTTACCGCCAGCACCACCGTTGCCACCCGAGTTTACAACACCACCACCGTCGCAGTTCGGAGGATTACCATTCTCACACCCACCCTCGCCAGCGGCGAATGCGGGACCAGAAAGCAGCACAAGAGCTGCAAGAACGCTCAACTTAGACATAAAGTCTCCTTTATTATAAAAAATCAATCATCAACAACATGGCAACTTAGCGATACAGATCGACGTGCGCACCGAAGTGCTTTTCGAAAGTTTCGACCAGATGCTCATAATCCCCCGATGTCATTTCCTTATGAATTTCTTCTTTTTGTTCGCGAGTAAACCCCAAGTCCCTCCCGAGTCTATTCGCGGTTGTCAGCAATACGAACGCATTGCCATCAGGACCACTCAAATCAATAAACGGTTTGTTACTAGTCTTGTATTTGCTCATGTATATAGCCATAACGAATTTCCTCCTTATAGGAACTTTTCAAAAATATGCTGCACTACAGCAATACCAACTATTACAAACAGTGCAACAACCACTCCAGCAGCGCAATCTTCCTTGTTCATTCTACTGTCACAAAACAACGGCGAAGAACATATGGTTGGCTATTAGAATCATATGCCACCTCATCATAGCAGGTTTGAACATGACGCTGTGGAGGTGGTAGACCAGATGCAGTTTGCTCTTTTTCATTCTGAGAGTTCGCAATTACAGTGCCAAGAATGATACCACCAACAGCCCACGCCCAATCATCATTGTCTGACTTGCGGCGATGGTTGTGATGATAATGGCGATAGTATTCGCTGTGATGATTGTGTCGGTATGAACGATCATGTGCTAATACATCATAGGACCAAAGTACACCAGCTAATCCTACAAGTGCAGCAACAATCAAAATCTTAGTTGTTCTATCCATTACATTCCTACCTTGGCAGCAACTGCCTTTGTGTGACGACAATGACGGCGATACTGAAAGCCAATGCAGTTACACTGAAAGCGTGTTGCCTGCATTGTTACCACATACGCATTCTTGCCAGACTTCACACGGAATACACGGATGCCTGACTTTGCGGCAACCTTGCGAGCTGAACCAGTCAGCAACTCAAGGTGAGTGACCTGTTCCAGCGAGATGTTGCGTATCGCCATCCTGCCGTCGCCAGTCATACAAAATGATCCTGGCTGGTCAAACTTCTCATTCGGTACAACTGTGCCCTCATAGGTGTTGTACTTGAATTCTGCGTCATCAAATATATAGTTGTTGCGATAACGTGTCGTGACGCGAATCACGGAACCTGGACTTGGTATTTGCATCATAATATAATTATGCCTGAATGTCAAACAAAAGGCAAATCAAAAATACATAAACAAATCAATGACTTACGATTTAGACCACTTTTACTCGCTCAAGAGCAGAAGAAGCCATCAAATTCACGCGACGATTTGAAGGTGAAGAGGGTTTCTCAAAGACAGCAATGAATTCCTGACCATCGCGATAGATTGGCTCATATCTACTTGTACTGTAGTAGATTGTGCCATTGATCTTGTTGCGATAGGTGAACAGTCTTTCATTTCTATCTAGGATGATGTCCTTCCCAATCTTCAACTTCATTTTCGCCATCTCCATAATCTTCGCGAGGATTAAACTTCCAGTGCTCTTTATGCTCGTCGCGCACTGCTTTCTTCTTCGCCCTACGCTCAAACCCCTCATCGTAATCATAACCGTGATCACGAAACTCATAACGCTTTTTCTTCGCCATTATCTTACTTTGCTTGCGCATCCTCTCTCAACTTTCGATTAAACATATCCCAAAGACCCTCAGTACGACCGTATGCTTCGATCTCCCAAGGGCTGTCATAGTAGGATTCCATGTCCTTTGCGTTATCGTACACGGAACCCTTCCATCTGGTACGCCCATCAACGTAGTCAAACATCTCGCTGTTAGCGTATTGCTTTACATGGACCAGTTCATGCATGAGTGTTAGGATTGAGTCCTTCATGCGATTAACTGGTGTCTTTGCTCTCGTGTCTGTTTTCACCCAAACACGAACCTCAAACTTCTTTATGCCGTCTTCATTACCCATATACACGGTTTCGCCAGACCAGCCCTTTAGATTGTCAGTCAGCTCAACTTCAACAAGAATCTTCTTCTGTGCAGAAGGAGTCATAAACTTATTCAATGTAAATACTGCAGCCTGTCTCAAAATCTTCTTATCATCGGCATGAAGTTTCTTTCCGCTAAATCTTAGCATTAGAATCTCCTTGTGATAATTCCACCCATTATTTATATAACTCTCAAAATGAGAGTATCCTTGTTTATACGTCCAGTTAACTGTTTTGGCTTCGAATTTACGTTATCTAGAGCCTTTCTTAGCGCGATCTTGCCGCCATCAGTAACGATCTTCAGGGTTTGTGCTGGTTTCCTTAGCGTCTTACCCATAGAGGTCTCAAACGCATAATTCTGTATTGCAGAGCCTTTCACATCCAAACCAGAGTCATCCAGAGCGTTATACACACCCAGCTGGCGAGTCTTGGAGTTATATACCCACAGCTGCATGGCTCCAGGAATCTTGGTCGGGCTGATCGACTGCAGTTTCAGCTCGTCGAAACGATCCAGATACTTCAGATTCTTGACCTTACGCTCGGTGCTCACAGGCTTCTTCTTGCGAGGAGCGCGAGCCTTGGATGCGTTGCTGGCAATCTTCTCAGCATCGGTTGCAAACAGCAACAGAATATTTGCTGCGTGCACATACTGCTTGCGCGGACGCCAGTATGATTCCTTGATGTACTCGTCAGTTTTCATACCTTCGATGACACCCACCATTTCCTTGGCACGTTCACGGAAGTATGCACCAATCTTGGCAGCATGCATTGGCTTTACACCCTGCTCTACCATCCAAGCATAGGAATCGAAGTCCTCTTTCGATTGATGAAAGTGTAGATCATCAAACTTGGCTTCAAGTTCCATGATGTAATAATCCACCTTCTCTTGGACTCGTTCCTGAATAGAAACGACGTTGGTCGCGCCAGACGACACAGCTGGCTTGATTGGTTTGACGAATTCGTCAAATCTAGATTGCATCTCAGCAATGGTCTGTGCTTCCTTCTCAGAAAACACGCAGCCAAGTTGCTTCATGCGTCTAGTCCACGCCAACGTCGAAAACTGTTTCGCAATTGTAATTTCTTTGATGCCGAGATACTTCGCAGCATCCTTGTCTTCCTTGTTTCTCGAATACCAAGACAGTGCCTCGGCAATCGAGTGTGAAGGTTCATCGCCCCAAGTCGGCTCGGGGTCTACAATCACATGCTTGTTCCTAGCCATGTTACTCTACTGTGAGAATTGAATCCAAACGGAATGAACGCCAGCCACTTGCTTGTACATCCCAGACCGAGATGTGATTGCCAGCAGTTTCAGTTAGTACTGCGCCACGATTACGAAACTCTTCTGGAAGATATGAAGGTTCAAGAGTGCATTCCATCACACGCTTGGTCCCATCGACTTTTAGAAAAGTTACAGTTACAACTCCATATCGGAGTTTACTCATCACTTCATCATATGTATAGTTAGCCATTACAGTTCCCCACGGTTTTTCAGTCCACGAAAGTATTCTACCGTACTTTCGAGTCCTTTGTCAAGTGAAATTTGAGGACCATCCCAACCTAATGATTTTACAAGACTAATGTCTGGTCTGCGTTGTAATGGATCATCTTCTGGAAGTGAATGATATGAAATTTCAGATGATGAATTTGTAATTTGTATGATCTTATCAGCCAATTGTAACATTGAATATTCATTTGGATTACCAATGTTCACTGGCTTCTTGTATTGGCTGTTCCATACAACTAGCAACGCATCAATTAGATCATCCACATAACAGAATGATCTAGATTGCCCACCCTGACCGTAAATCGTAATTGGCTCATTATTCAATGCTTGATTGATGAAGTTGCTGACCACTCGACCATCGTTGGACAACATTCCTGGTCCATATGTATTAAAGATGCGCACGATGCGTATGTTTGCGTTTCTCTGCTTCTGATAATCATAGAATAATGCTTCAGCTGCGCGTTTACCTTCATCATAGCACGCACGTGGACCAAAGCAGTTCACACTTCCGCGATAATCTTCTGTCTGTGGCGAGATCTCTGGATCACCATAAACTTCAGAAGTAGATGTTTGTAGAATTGGACAGTGATGTTCTATTGCTAAATCTAATGCATTCTTTGCGCCCAATACACTTGTGAGAGTAGTCTCAATTGGCATGCTCTGATAGAATGGTGGACTTGCAGGACAGGCTAGATTAAAGATGCCATCAAGGCAGGTGTTTTCAAATAGATGATTGAATGGTTGTTGGACATCAAAGTTATACCAAGCAACGCCATTATCCATAAGCAATGGTGGTAGATTGTTTCCATTGCTGGAAGATAGATTGTCTATGATATGTACGCGATTGCCCTCGCGAAGTAATCTTCTTGCTAGATTTGAACCAAGGAATCCAGCACCACCAGTGATCAGATAATTCATAAAATCCTATTTCAACTTTTTGATTATACCATTCACGATCTTCTTGGAGAATCCGTAATTTGTAAGAGCACTTTCAAAACCATCTCGCATTTCAGCCTTGGTCAAGAACTTGGACTTGAACATGATTCCGTTGAGACCCACACGACTCAACCCCAGAGCATAAGCATAAGGATCGCCAATGATGGCTTGAAATACATCTACTGAATCATCATCATGTTGCTTGAAACATAGGATGTTGTAACGATAACCAAGTTCATGTGGCTTTGGCTTCTTCTTCTTGGTTTCCTTTACATTGAAACCAGTGAACAGTGTACCATCCTCTTCAACGCCCCACACAAGACCATCATAGTTGTTGCTTTCTAGATAGAGATTGTTTGTTTGTTCTTCTGTTTCTTTCGTTTCTTTCATTTGTGGTTTCCTTTCGTTCTAGTATACTATCGTGCATGTAGCATGTCAAGTAATAAGCATCCACAATATCAGTTACAGGAGATGTAAGTCTACCAGTCTTTGAAAATACAGAAATCAGATCCAGTTGAGTGTTCTCGTAAAACGCATCATACATCTTCTGTTTATCAGCGTTGCCCTTTCCAGTTGCATACTTTTTCACTACAGTTGGTGCAACAGTGAAATACTTGTATCCTTCCTTCCATAGAAGATACTTCAGCAATCCGCAGTTCTCGGCAATGTGAAACACCTTGCCTTTCGATCCGTATGAATAATCCTCAATCATAATTTGCACATCATCAGATGGCGGTGGTAGCGCATTGAGAACCCAAGAAGCAATGTTCTCGTAACGCTGCGCGTCTATCAAATACTCGTCGTGCTCATCACCAAGTATGTTGTGTACTTTTCCGACGTGCTTCTTGTTGTCTGTTAAAAAGTGAAAGAAACAGTGATCAAATACTTTATCTTTACTAATACAGACACAGGGAGAAGTGAGGGAATAGTCGATCCCCACGAAGATCATTATTCTCCCCAAGTATCCCAGTCGGACTCAACATCTCTATCACAGGTTTCTTCTTCAATGTCTAGATCATCATAACCTTCAACTAGATCGCCGCAGAATGGGCAATTGTCTGGTGTATATGCAACCTGATCTTCGTCATACAGCAAGCGATACTTTGATCCGCAGTTATCACACGCATGCTCTTTTTCCAATTCAGCCATGACTAACTCCTTGTAACCGCTAAAATTTTATTAATCTGTTTCTGAATAATCTCAGTGCGGTTTTCCCATTTGATATAAACCTTTTCTGGATTCTTCATCAGATTATATAGTAGTGGTAGAATTAGCCCTTCGACTTCCTTTAGTTTAGCCTTGTATACTTCTGAGTTTTGGCTCAGAACACCATCAATCTTACTCTGTAATGCAGCAAGATCTTCTGGTGATACAGTTGGTGCTGCTGGTGCTGGTGTTGGTTGTATTGTTGACAGTGCTTCGGATTCATCAGCAAATGAGAATCCAAAATCGTATTCGTTGTCTGCCATTTTCTTCTCCTAAAGTTACTACAGACGAATGGGGTTTAACCCATCGGGGTGCCGCAGTGAGTCAGTATAGACTCCCTAACCGTTGAGGCGGATTGCCTTAGTGATGCAGGACTTAGTCCCTCCAGCTTCCTCTCACCTGCTGCATGCGCATCATGCCAGCCGCCTGTAGTATTTAGTCAAAGAAAAATATTTGAAATAATCTTGAGTCTTGTATATTTTGCCCGAAATATCCTGATGCTGCATGAAATAATCTCGCATCAAAGATTACCAAACGATTAAATACATTACCAATTGTATCAACCAATTCAAATTTCGTGCTGTCATAAAATCCACCAGAAAAACAATTGTCCGCTTCAGGATGTTCTTCAATGTGACGAATATTTGTACCTTTATGTGCGTAGAAAGAAGTGCCAGTAGATGGTGGCGCATTCGGTGTTAGATAAATCATTGCAGCCCATGTCTGGCTATCATAATGATATACCAATCTATCTTCTGGTATGCAAAATTGGAACCTACCATTCATAGGATAAGTTTCCCATTGACGAATTTTGATACCCATAACTTCTTCAAATTTAGGTTTTAATTGAGGGAATAGATACTGTTTGAAAGTTCTGCGACCTTTGTACCAATCAGATGACACTTCATATTCTTGCTGCATCGCATAATTTCTAACTAGGTATGGATCATCGTAAAAGTTATCAACTACCCAAAATCTTTTCTTTTGTGAGTATCTATTCACTGCAAATACACTTTCTTCTTGGGTATTAGTCATACCATCAATAGAAACCTTGTGTAGATGCTCAGGATACCCACCTCCGTCATGATACATTCCTGGGCTGATTAGGAACACTGCATTGGGGAATGGACAAGTTCTTTCTGGTTGCATCATGATGCTTGTGTAATGATGCATTCTCTTATAATCGCGCAACTCCCAATGTATCTCGGCGAGATACATCAAATGATCATTTCTGATTGGGAAAAATGGCTCTGCTCTATTATAGTATTCAATCGCTTTCTCATATTGCTTTAGAAAACGATGCGCATTTCCAACAGCACACATTGCATAGTAAGCCATCTCATCCCAGCGTTCTGGAGTTCCAGTTTCACGATAAGATTTATGGCTATGATTTACAACTTCCTTGAAGTAGAACATACAACGCTTTGCATATTCTTCTTGGTGTAGTTCTTTTAGTGGGAAAAAATTGCCTCTGTAGCAATCTTCATATGACTTACCAATGTACCAGAAGTGATACAGATCTGTTAACATTGTTTGTTCGCGAAGTAACTTTTCTTCTAGTTTCAGAGCATCGCTGATATACTTGGTTGGAACAGTATAACTTTCTCCATGCACAGCACCCGCATTCATTCTGAACTTTTTGTCTAGCGTGAATGTTTGATAGTTTTCATTTGTCACACCATCATCTAGATAGATTGTCTCATGAGCAGGATCGTGATTGAATTTCCATGGTAGTTTAGAATTCCAGATCCATGTTCTCAGATAAATGATTCCTGGAGCTGTTGCTGTGACATTAAACGACTGCATATCAATGTTATTAAACGGCGACCAATCAAAATCATCATCAACAACTAGAGTTTCGTCGCAATCCATCTTCATGATCCAATCGCAGCCATGATCGGATTGTAGAGTCTTTTGTAACAAATGGTCTCTATTCCATCCGAAGTTCACCCATCCTTCTTCCACTTCGTACAATATTCCTGGAATGCCTGTTCTATCAGCCCATTCCTTGACAACTTCTGGAGTTCCATCTGTTGATCCATTATTCTGTATAACCCAAAAACTTATATGAGGAGCAACTGATTCCAACATATTTTTTATGGAATGAGCCTCATTCTTGAACATTGTAATCATACATATCTTTGGCTTTTTCATATCAATCACCTTTGCGATTCTGTAAACTCAACAACGCTTCTTGTCTAGTAACTTTGTCGTGATATTTGTCTTTACCATACTTACCAGGACTGGTATAGTAATTATACATTTTTGGATTTTGAGTTCCAATCCAGAATTCTGAAGCCCATCTCCACCAATCGACTTCTCTATTGTGTAGATATCTTGGATCTAATTTTTTAATGTAACTGGCATTAGCCCACCAAAAATTACCACCATAACATGGTGCGACCCATTCTTTACCACCTATACAAACATGCTCGACCATTTCAGTGCCACAACAATCATACTCATCTAGAGTAGCGACACTCCTCATCCATAAGTCTATATTGAAGTATTCCATGTAGTCTCTCCAAGATTCTACATTTCTAATTATTTCAATATTCGAATCGACAAATGAAACACCTTTGGTATGGAAGTATAGTATCGCATAATCTGGGTTGTAATTAGCGAAAAGCCATAAATCTGTTAGTGTTTCGGCTTCACAATCTAATAATTGATTATAATTCACTCTGGTCTTATTATCAATTATTGGTATTTCTTCTCTTCCGTTCACGTTTATCTGAACATAACTGGCGGCGTCATATAGCATACTGTTTTTCAATCTATTAATCTGATCACCAAATATCTGCTGCCAACTTGTTAACACTAAATTAGTTACTGGCTTTTGATAAACATGATAGAATATTGCAATTGGTTTCATAGACTAAATGTGCTCATATTGTGATGGATCAATTCCATCATAAAGATTCCCACCATTTGTATAGAAGTTATAATATTTTGGATTCTCTTGGAATAACCAAAATTCTGCATTGTAACGACCCCATTGATGTTCAGTGTTTCTACCATACAGATAATCTGTGTTTAGTTTACTCAGATATTCTCCAGTAGCCCACCAAAAGTTCCCATGGTAATGTGGGAGATCATATTTAACTGGTGGTTCTCCGATCCATGCGATGTCATGAAATTCTGTACCAACAACATCATGATCATTGAGTAGATCTACACACCTTCTCCAATGCATCACATTAAAGTGTTCTAGATACTTTCTCCACATAGTGCTAGTTTCTTCAACAGTGTGTCCAGCTCTAGAAACACCTTTGGTGTGCAGATATAATATTTTATAGTCTGGGTTAGCGCGTGCGAAATTTCTTGCTGCTGACATAGTATCTGATTCAAGATCTGGATGTTCGTTTATGTGGATGTGATTCACCTTAGCCAGATCCCAACAAAAATCTTCTTGTATACGAGATAATCCTATATGAATGTAATCAGCTTCGTCATACAGACCAGATTTCTGCATGGCAAATAATTGATCTAAGTATATTTGCTTCCAGTGATTCATAGTACATACATGGTGGAATATGGCAATCTTGCTTTTATTCTTACGATTGAATAATCCCCTGTTATGGTTGAATGATTTATTCTTCCAGTTATCATTTCTCAGTAAGTGTATTATCTTATTCGCTAATTCATTCGCATCAGAGAACTGATGTATTGATTCACCATAATAGTTTATGTCTGATCTTTGACTCAATACACATTTATCGTTGTTTAGCGCATAAAAAATTCTAGGTTGCTGTTGTCTAGTGTGACCTTCATATGGATTTATATTCAAGACTATTTTGCTTCTAGCGATCATGTCATCAAGTTGTTTACCAAACATACCAAATGACCATATGAAATTGAAGTTGCTGTAAATGTCGTAGTCTTCCCATCTAACTACAGCAGCGTTTAATAGATCATCAATCATCTTGCTTCGATATGGAGTTACAGAACCATAAAACAAAACATCTATATCTGGATTATCAGAATTGTTGATAGTTCGTAGACTATCAGTAAACATCATGGGTCTGAATTTAAGATTTTTGAAACCAATAGAATCCAAAATTTCTAGATTTTGGAGATCATAGTCCCAAATCTCGTCAGCACCTTGCAATCTTTCTATAATTAAATCTTTCTTGAACCAATGATTGTCATTTAACGGTTCAAGTTGATATGCAATAACTGGACCAGTTATGCTATGTTGTTGTCTATAGGTTTCTACTGATGCGTGATTTATACCCACAATCATATTATGATCGTTGTACTCAGGAGAATTGTAATTCTCCTCAATCATTTTTATGATTATTTGCCAAAATTGCGGAAATAAATCCCTGTGATGATAGATCATATTGTTCTTAGATGTGGTCTTCTTTCATCAGACTTAATTGCAACTAACCAAGCATCTGTTACTGCAATATTGTGTTCTCTTGGTTCCCAGTAGAATGTATTGAGTTTAAATGCCTGGAACTTGATTGTATCATTTCGAATGAATGCAGCCTTGTCTCTTTGAGTGTAGTACCAGAAACAATTTTCATTCCAGTAACTCACATGAGTTGGATCCTGAAATGCACCACGACCATCTGTGCTTGGTACTTGTATAAACGCCCAACCACCGTCTGCTAACACTCTATGTATTTCACACATGATCTTATGTTTGTCGTGAAGATGTTCTAGAATGTGGGAAGCATTGATTACACCTACGGAATTATCAGCAAGAGGAATACCGTCATTTAGATCGGCTTGCATATTCCCTTCTTCTAGATCAATGTTAATATCACATCCAGCTTTTGGATTAATACCACCACCCAACTCAACCACACTCAGTCCACGCAATCTCGCTTCTCTAACTGCCAGATCCCATGCATATTGATGAAACAATTCTACAGTTGTATTTTGAATTGCTTGGTTTCTCTCTAGCCAAGTATTTTGTCCAGTGATTCTATAGATATATAATGGTTTTGGTATGCGGTGCATTTTAGAATTTAAATAAGTGCGAATCATCAATTCGTGATCGTCGCAAATATCTAGTTCTGGATTATGTCCACCAATCTCTTTATAGACTGATGTTCTCCAGGAACGAACATGATCTGGAGCATACCAAATAAATGCAACGCTGCGACTAGACGGCTCAAACGAATCCATTGCAATCAATTCTTTATCGTTCCACTTGACTTTCTTATGCGTCCAACCAAATGCTGAACCATATGGTTGGAAAGTATCTGTCATATGCCATGTTACTGCGTCACTATATGCAAACCCAATCTCTGGATCCTGGTATGCTTTGTATAGTTCTTCTAAACAATCTATCGAGAGCATATCATCGTGATCGACTTCAACTAAAACATCTCCACGACCTGCATGAAATGCTTTATTTTTCAAGAAGCCGACTTTGCTATTGTCGCTACTGTCAACAAATACCTTGACACGAGTGTCATCGAGAATGTTTTTAGGAAGTTGATTTGGTTGCGCACCACCATTAAGATAGAGTATCCATTCCCAATCTTTATAAGTTTGATCAACTAAACTTTGATATAGATCGGCAAGAAATGAATTCTTAAGATGAGTCGCGGTTACAATACTAAATTTCATAGTCATAGTTCACCCAGTAATTTTTAAGATAAAATTCCAATGCATCAGTATCTTCAACTTCATTTATATTATGGTGATAAAACTCATCCATAGTTCTTTTTCTTCCAGAAGTTGCTCTACCTCTTTCTATTTTTTTATGAAATTCTTCGGCAGTTTTCCCGAAATAATGATTTATTTGAGCAACATCTCTGATACCATAATGAGTCCATGAAGTTAATTTACCAGTGTCACAAAGTATTAAATCACCAGAAGTGCCAACTGATGGGATATTGGCAGTATGTGATGAAAGCATTTTTATATGAGGCGTATTTCTAACGATACTCTTTATAAAAAATGCTGGTGTTTTACTGATACCATGACGTTCTTTTGCAGGAAAATGTCGTTCTCTTCTCATAGTGAATCTTTCTAAAACAGAGTAATTGCCATTCTCCACTCCATGTAATCCATTGTCTCCAAATATGTATGTATAAATTCCTATAGCATCTTTTTCAAAATTATGTTCTTCTATGAAGTCCTGTATAGTTTCGTGTTTCTTCAATACTAAAAACTCATCACAATCTAAGAATGCAATCCAATCATACTCCATAGTTTTTCTATTGTTGTTTAGAAAATGATTATATGCTCTGACCTGTTTATTATTCGTCTTATTCAAATTTGTTGATTTTAGTTTTGATTCTGGTGATCCCACACCTCTTCTTCTGTTCCTGTTATGTCTTTCTTGTCTCCAATTGTTTTGAGATTGGTTTACTGGTACTGAATTTTCTGGTGGAGCTGGAGGAACATCGTCAACTGCTTGACCATCACCTTCCCAATTAACCAATACTACATCTGGGTCGGTGAAAACAAGACTATCTCTCTTCCACTCATTACCATTATCATAGATAAAGATCTTATCGAAATTGAGTAATTTATTGTATCTTATCCACTCATCAATGTAGTTTTCTTCCCATCTTGCGATGCAAACTAGTGCAACCTTCATATTATATCTCACATACTCCCGCGACGCATGCTAGATTCTGCGCACCTTCGGTTGTATCAGTTTCTTCCATAAAGTCAGTCCATACTATATCTAGGTTCTGCTTAGAAAGCAAATCTTTATACTGCTCTTCAGTAATTTCTTCGTATGGAGCCTGACGATATGTACCGTTGTCGCGTGGTAGGAAAGAAACACCAGACAATGAAGTGATGTTCTTGTACACCCATGCGCCAACGTCCATCCACTCATCATCACCAACGTAAACAGTGATAGATGGCTTGTGCTCACACCAATGATCCTGATAGATCTTCCAAAGTTCCAGCTGCTCAATCGCAGTCATATCATTGCGTGTAATACAACCCTTTGGTGCTTTCATTGGGAAGGAGAACACCCAGTTGGACTTACCATAGAAATCTTCTTCTGCTTGGTATCCCTTGCTTACCATGAACGCAGCCAGTGGATCATTCTTTGATGCACGAACACGACGAATGTAATACTGCGCATAGCGAGGATGAATACCTGACGCTGAGTCTACCAACTGCGAAACAGTACCTGATGGCTTGACGCAGGTGATAGCAGCTGATGCTGGAATGTCCAGAATGTCTGCAAACTCAGCGTTGGTTTCAACAGCGTGTAGGCGCAACTCATCCAACCACTCGCGTAGTCGTGGGCTGGTTGGATTATTCAGCGTCTTATGATCGCAGATACCTGTCAATGATACACCTAGCAATCTTTCTTCTTCACAGTTCTTCTTCCACTTCTTGTTTAGAAAACGGAAGTCAGTCAGTGTAGACTGTAGCGTACCAATGATGGTAGCCAAACGCACCTTGCGCTTTAGATCAGTAATAGAATCACCTGCGCGCACTACAACTTCTGATAGATTACAGAACTCATTAGCACGAAGAATAATCTCAGAGCAAGGATTGGTGCCAAAGTCATGATTGTGTTCGCGACGACCATTGCGTGCTGCTACATTCTTTGCTGCTTGGCGAGAGAAAATGCCACGCTCACCCGACTTGGACATATACAACGCTACCCACTCGTTCATAAATGTATCCATGTCAGGCTTAGTCTCATACACTGCTGAGTTGTTTGACAGAGCGCGATGCCCATCACTCAACCACCACTGTCCAGACTTAGCGTGGCGAATCTGATCGTCGTTGAGATCTGATAGCGAAATCAACGCTGAACGGCGAACGCCACCAACGACGACAATGTCTGCAATCTTACAAACAATATCATGACACTCAATGGTGCTTAACTTGCGACCACGTGCCTTCTTGAAAATATTGAGTGTGAAGTTTAGAAGATCAACTAGAGGTTCTGGTCCTGATGCTCGTCCACCGAAGGTCTTGAGCCTTGCACCTGATGGGCGAATCTTTGATACATCCCACTTAGGCAACTTACCAGTATAAAGTAGACCAACGAATTCTCTATAACCACTTGCCCAACCAATCTTGGAATCAGCAAACACGATTGTAGTATCGGTCTCATGTAGTTCTTCTGGAACCTCTGGCATCTTGTTTGTATAGCGCGATTCAACTGAGAAGCCAACGCCAGTGCCGCACATTAGAACATACATCAGTTCATCAAAGGCTTTTGGATTATCAATCGGCAGATAAGAGCAATTATAGCCAGCCACGTTATCTTTATTCAATGCCTCACCTGCGGTCATTAGACAACGCATGGAAGGCATCACGTCAAGATTTAGAATTGCGTTACGCAAATCATCCCAAGGAATCTTCTTATTATTCTCAGTTCTTTCCTTGAAAAAGTTTACATAGCGATCGACAGTTTCATTCCAAGTCTCGCGGCGACCAACTTCGTCGCTGTATCTTGCGTAACGTGAAATATGAATAAAATCTTGATAGATCGTGGGTAGTCTATTCATTGTTTTTCCCTTTATCCGTTGAGCCAAATTTCTAGTTGTTCTTGTGTCATTCCTGCGCCAGCAGTGCGCTTTAGTTCAACCCAACCACTACCATCGTCTTCCATCATAATCATTGTAGGAACAGAGCGAACATTGTGTTGTAGTACAAGCTGACGCTGCTGATCAATGTCAACTTCTTCAATCGTAGGTGTTGATGCGATTAGACTTAGTTTCTGTGTTAGAGTATTGCATGGTACGCACCACCCTGCATAAAATTTCAATACTTTTCTCATTTCTGCTCCCCTTTTGTGTAAATTGATTTGTTTATAAATAAAAGTGCCCCTCGCGGAACTGACATTCCCAGAGGCTCTAAGTCTAAATAGGAGACCCAGCCATGAATACTTATAATACCCATAAACACCACATTATACCCAAATACGCTGGTGGATCTGATGATCCCAGTAATATTGTTGAACTAACAGTTGAAGACCATGCGATTGCACATCTGGTCCGCTATCGTATTTATGGTAACTGGCAAGATCTATTAGCATGGAATGGGCTCTCTGGTAGAATGTCTCATGAAGATATTGTGCGAAAGGCGATCGGTGCGGCAACAAAAAACAAATCTTACGAACAAATTCATGGTGATGAAAAGGGTAAGGAATTGAGGAAAGTAAGAGCGCAACAAATGACCAGATTGAGAAAGGGTAAAAGTTGGGATGAGATTTTTGGTGAGGAAAAAACCCAACAACGTAAAGAACGCAGAGGTATCAAATGTTCTTGTACTATTTGCAAAAAAGAAATATCGGTTTACCAATTCAATAATCATCTTAGAAAGACCCACCGCTTGTAATTGTGAATATCTCTGGGAAGATTTTAGCAATGATAGCGGCACATTCACAAGCAATTTGCATGTGTTCCTTTTGTGTGCCATTCTCACTACGCAGCTCGATGTAATGTACCCAGGAACGTAGGGTTCCGTTCATGTACATGCGCGACATGGTTAGACCTTCAGGAAGCACAGCACGAGCCTGTTCCTTAGCAATACCATGATCCGCTGCCCATCTATACGCACGTTTGGCTGCTAATAGTACGTCGTTTTGATACGCATCCCATTGCTTCTGTAGCCACTCATCGTCAGTTGCCACGCTGTTTTGGCGATTCTTGAGATCTTGTAGTCGTGCTTCACGTGTTACAAATTCAAGTTCCTTGGTTGGATCAGCATAGCGTTGACTGAATTCTTGAAAAGAAAAACTGCGATGACGTAGTATCTGACGCGCAATGTCACGTGTAGTCTCAATCTCCATACAAACACTGACCATCTCAAGAGGTGACCAGTGCTTGTGCTTGATGAGATACTTGATCAGTTTCCCAGCAGTTTCAGAGTTACTCTGATTGCCTGGATTTGATACACGCGCACAGTATGCAACTAGATCTTGAAGACTGTCTAAGTCCTCAAAGAACTCTGGTGTCTGTGAATAACTGATCAATTTTACTTTCATGGATTGTTCTTCAACCACGCCAATACATTTTCAGGTGATGACTCGCCGTATGGATCAGACTCAAAGTTATCTGCAAATCCTGGCTCAACGAACATCTTCTCAATGACGCTGTTACGAATTACAGCAGCATAACGCCAGCTGCGAACGCCAAAGCCCAGATTGTCCTTCTTGACAGCCATCTTCATCTTCTTGGTAAATGCTCCACTGCCGTCTGGAATCATCTTTACATTCTTGAGTGCCTGATCCTTTGCCCATGCGTTCATGACGAATGAGTCATTGACAGATAGACAGTAGACGTTCTTGATTCCATATTCCTTGAATGTGTCGAACATACGATCATATCCTGGCAGCTGCTTTGTTGAGCAGGTTGGAGTGAATGCGCCAGGAAGTGCAAACAAAATTGCGCGCTTGCGCTTGAATAGATCGCGGCTCTTTACATCTTCCCAAATTTCAATTGCGCATGTTCCCTGTTGAGTTGCCTCAAAACTAGGAACGCGAACCTTGAATACCACGTTGGGTATCTTTTTACCTTCTAATACATGTGACATAATTTCTCCTAACACTTTTTCCAAGCATAAACGTCCATGCGCGCAGTCAATCCACGCGCAGTGTATTTGTCTATGATAACTTTTATTTCCTCAGCAGTCAAACCATTTAGTATCATTTCGTTGATGTCTTTTCCATTTACATTATCAGGAAACATACAAACCGCATAATCATCTAGAATAGATCTTTCAATTTGCTTCACGATTTCTTTGTTTCTTGGTTCATTATCATACACCAGAACTACATCGTCCAGTTCCAAGGCTTCAGCCAACCCAGAAAGATTGCTATCGCCGCTGGCAACAGCATTGGTAAGAAATAGCGAATCAAACTGCCCCTCAACGATATATACTCGCTTGGTTCGATCAACTCGCTCGAGTCCGTAGGCTTTTCTTCCATCCGCAACCTTTACAGTGATATATCTCAGTTTACTATCAGCCATGGCGCGACCAGCGACATGATTGACCTTACCATCCTCGTCGCGATAGAAGAATACAATTCGACTATCCTCTGGCAGGATTTCTTTGCCATGGTCTGGAAAATCCAGATCCATAAAGTTTTTGAAGTTCTCGGCGAAATAAACATCGCCCCAACGGGATGAAGGAATCATCCTATTCTTTATATAGTTGACCGCATAGTGATCCTCTGGCAATTCAGCAATGCTTTGTATGCTTGGATTGTATGAGGTCTTGGCAAATCGAGCGAACGCATTGCCCTTCAGTTCATCAAAGGTTGGCTTTTCAACTGGTGCATTCTTTGGTGCACCGTTCATGAATTTCTCCAGCACATATTGTTTATGTACTGGTTCATCAACGCTCTTTAGAAAGTTTGAAAAAGTTGTACCTGCACCGCAGTTATGACAACGATAGAAAAAATCATTGCCCTTGCGATAGATATATCCTCTAGACTTACTCTTATTCTTTCTTGAGTCGCCGCATGACGGACAGCGAAAGTTGTAAAGATCGGGACTCTTCTGAGTGAACCGATCTAGTTTGTGAGAGATATTGGATAGGTATTTACGATCAATGTATATGCTCATACTCTAATCATACTATAGAATCACATCAAAAGCAAGTTATTTCAAAATATCAATAATCTTTGAGAATCCTGCACCGATAACTGCTGCTGCGCCCATGACCCACCAACGCCAGCGGTCTAACTCGTGAATCTTCTTGTTCTCAATTTCGTGTTGGCGTTTCATTTCTTCACGGAGTTCACGTAGTTCGCGCATTAGATGATTTTCTGTATCTTCAATTTTCTTATAGACGTCTTTGAGATCTTCGTTTGTTTCGTTTCTTCTATCTTCCATCAGCTCCTGAACCTTATCCAGCGTTTCATCAAACTTTCCATAGATAACAGAAAAAAATGAAACCTTCTCGCGAAGAGCACTCATCTCAACTTCTAGTCTAGATATCTTCGCGTCTAATTCAGCCTTACAACTGAGTAAATCTTGCATTTCAGCCATTGTTATTCTTCTTTTGTCCCTGCTTCTGCAGTATTCATATTTATAATTTCTTGCTCTTGATCACGGATCCATTTTTGCAGAGCGAGTAATTGTTCACGATTTTCATGGCATGCAGCGTAGTTTTCTACGATGGTTCCGAGGGCTTCAACGTCTTCAATTCCGCTGGGGGTGTCATTAATTGCTCTGGTGGGGTCGGCATCACGACCTTGCGCACTACGATCGTGGACGTGCACCCAACCATTAGGCAACTCACAAACACTAGGAACCAATTTGATAATTTCAACATTTTTAGTTCTCCATTTGACAACTTCTTTGATACGATCAACGTACTCAATCACGACTCGTTCGGTTATTTTTCCCGACTGTTCCTTCCAATATTCAACTTGTTTTTGCAGGCTTTCTGCTGTTTCAATCTTGCCTGCTTCATAACCAATCTTATACACACCACTAATCAATAACAAAGTAAATACAGTGATTGCACTGGCTTTAGATATATTTTTATGTTCAGTTGTAATTTCCATTATTCCTCCAACCAAACTGCAGCAGCAACTAGATCTGATATTTGAGCAGTCGATATTGCAGCAATGGATAGAATATTATTTGGTGGTATACTGATATTTAAGTTTTCTAGATCAAGATCTGCAGTTCCAGAAATAACAAAGGAAGCCAGAGGAATTTCATTCGCTAACACAAAGTTACCAGCACTGTTTGAATATACCACGCTTGAAAATTCACTTATTTCAGTCCAGTCAAATGTACCTGTGAAACTTGTTGGGTTTTCATAGAGGTAAATGATCACAGGCGGTGGGTTTACACCTTGAGTTAGTGCAGCCACTGTGATTTTCTTGAGTTTTGTTGCGCGCAGATTTATTTTATTCTTGAAGATTAATCTTGGTCTTAGGGATATAACATGATGTAGGTTACCCGCTGAGAAATTAACGCCAGGAGCTGACCTACCAACACTGACAGGAGAACCAGCAGCGATTGTTAAACCTTCAATCGCAGCCATCATAGAAGCACCACGAACGGACACGTTACTTGACGGACCTCCAGTTGCCGCAGCAATATAGCCAATCTTGAAACTTGGATTGTCTACATGAGGAACTGTGTGTCTATTGGAGTAGTGATAGTGATGGAAGAATATCATATCTCCATTGATACTATTCTCAATCGCAAAACGAATCTCACCAGCACCCAACCAACGGAAATTTACTTGATACACGTTGAGTTTGCTTGGATCAAGAATCATTCCGCTAGGACCATTGCCGTCCAATGTATCAATATTGAAATTTTCTTGTAATACTGTAGTTTGATTGTGAGCCAGACCAGCCTGTAATTGTGTAAAGGATCCAGCTGCGAGAGTTCCTGTTCCAGTGCTAGTGAAAGAATACGCACCACTTCGAGCACCAACACCAGCGCCCATGAAGTTTACATTCGCACCAACTTGCTCAACAGTCCATCCTGGGAACGATGCCTTCGCAATGGTGGCTGCAGTATTTGATGCTGATCCAGAATAGATGGTTACTTCTTTGTATGTTCCATTGAGTTGCACGTTAGCAGTCTGAGTTCCTGTTGGCGCAGTGGTGATCTGTAGTCTACGAATCTCAGCCTTGCCGCCGTTTTGAATTTGTATTGCGAAATCTTCACCCTCTTGACCGATGGTGATTGCCTGTTCAAGCGCAAAGAAACCTGCTCGCTGAATAGTATTAGCGTGTGGAGTTGAGAACGCAGCGGTAAATCGAGCCATCGCACCCTGTCCAGGACGATATCTCAGCACCCTACGACTACGATAGACGCCATAGTCACCCCAGCCAGTGCCGCTATAAGTAACCATGGTTGAGTTTTCAGTTGTGGCAACCCCAGTTCCGCTAGTAAAAGTTTCTACATCTCGAGGAAGAACACCGTAAATACCATCCAACTGAATTTGCGGAGTGATCGGAACTGTGATAATTTCGCCAAACGCAGAATATCCAGAAGCACCAGCCACATCTATTGGATGAATCCCACTGGTAACAGGGAGAGGATTCGCTGTGGTGACCACAGTGTTATTGTTCTGAACATTAATATTTCTTGTATACAAATATGACATTATACCACTCTCCAACCATCTCTATATAACAGATGAACACCACCATTATTTAACGCAAGTTCTAAACCACCTGCGTCATTATCCACATTCCCTGCGATGGTGATGATGTTATTTTCGCAGTTGCCTGATTCGTCTTTTACAATCAACTCACGACCAGAACTTGGTGTGATTGGTAATGTAATTGTTACAGTTGACGCTACGTTGACACCAATGTAATAGTCAGTGTCGTTTACTGCATAAGAAGATGTTGTAACCAGCGTAGTGTTGTGCACAACTTCATATGGATTAATCTCATCAAGACGAAACATTCCCTGAGACCACTTGAGGAATTTACCCTCACCATATGACGTCTTATCAAAGTCATCTGTATCGCCTATTCTGACTACACCAGTACCACCGCCACCCCAAGATAGCGTTCCCATCTTTTGCACCAGATCAGCAATCTGCTGGCGAATGGCTTTGATCTCAGCATTCTGCAGATCAGGCATCGGTGGCTTAGTTATCTTTGGACTTGAGATCGCATTGACTGTTTGCGAAATCAAATCTTCTTTCTTTGGGATCTCAACTGCAGGTGCAGGAGGTGGAGGCAGTTCTTCCTTGAGAATTGGAATCACTGGCTCTGCTGGCTTTGGCTTTGCGAACAGACGAGACTCTAATTCTTCTTCGCGACGAATTGATTCTTCAAGTGCTAGATCTGGTTGTCCCAATCCTCTAGCAAATTTCGCAAGTTTCTTTTTCTCATCAAGTGTTTTCATCGCGCTTTTCACGGTTCTTCATATACTCAATCTTGCGACGCTTCTTTTCGTCCATCCATGCGTTTAGATTTACAGCACCAGGAATACCACCTTTCAGTCTATCTTTCAATGGCTTTAGTTTCTTAGGTTTGCGCAATGGTCCGCTTTCATTTAGATATTCACTGAATCTCAACATCACATCGCACCATCATCTAGCATTTTGTTTAGATGCGCTTTAGTCTTTGCTAGACTACCAATCCAGCGAGTCTTATTGGCTTTGCTATAATGTATACCATATACGTTGCGACCATATCCAGAAACTCCACCAGAACCATTTACAATATGAACGTGCGGATGTTCTTCACCATCTACAAACACTCTATGGAAACCATTACCTGTTGGCTTGGTGGTGACTCTTCCCTCACCCATTAGTCTTCTTCTAAGTACCTTAAACTTCTTTTTCTTTCGAACAGGAGTGAGTTCTGGTGGATCAGCATCTGGCATGCCAGCAACAACTCCAGCACCGACGCTCATGACTGCAGCATCTTCTGCGTTTAGATACACTTCATCGCTGTCATATTTCTTTTTGCCAACAATTTTATCTTTGATTCGTTGAAGCATTGATTTCTTTTTCTTAGATGTGATTCGATGATGAGCGAATTGCTTTCCAACTTTTACAATTCCAGCCTCGTCTATGTTTTCCTGTTCCATCAAATTTTCCTTAACAGTTCTACTATCTTTAGATCTACAGGTATGTCACTAGAAATTAAATCTTTGCCGTTGATTCCCGAAATCCTATCTGGCATTGTATTTAAAAACACGCAAAAAGTTTTCAATGCACTATAATCTTGTTCGTCAATCTTATAAAATAGTATTCTCGTTCCTGCCTCTACACCAAACACATTGTATATCAGATTCAGATGATTTAGCAATAACTTTTCTCTAAGTTCACCTGACATACGATAGCGTTGTAGCAGTCTCTTGACATACTTGAACGCTTTGTAATCTTCTTGAAACTCGCTTTTTACATAGTTAAGATTATCATAACTTTTGATAGCGTAGATCAAGATTGTATCATGGTTTAGATCATACAACATAAATTAATATTCGTTATCGTTACCACTGTCGTCGTTAGTTCTACGTGTCTGGCGAAGATATGGAGATACAGTTGGAATTGGCTCCAATGGCTCTGGGTCTTCCATCTGAAGTAGATCATCTAGATCTTCTTGATTTACAATGGTTGCATATCCATCTACGCCAACATCTGGAGTAGTATTGTGAGTAATGTATAAGAAATATCCAGACTCGCCGAGAGAATAAACTGTCTCTGCATCTAGACTTAACATTGGCATTTCATATCCAGGAGGAATCAGAATACCAAATCTTTCTAGAGTACCACGAACAGCATTGATAAACACTGCGCTGTTTACAAATGGATCCTCAGTGACTGCATCTAATGCATCATTGATATCGTCCAATTGAGCAACAAATTGATCTGCTTCTATTTCAATAGACAGATCTTCCTCTTCCTCTAGAAATTGCTTAAAAGTTTGCATTTGGTTTTGGTCCTTCATGTCCAGGAATATTTCCCATGATATTTGGCGAAGTGTTACGAATACTTACTTCTAATTCTGGTTTGGTATTTACTTTATTGCGAATACCTCTGTACTTATCCATCACTTTCTTAACACGATCATTTTGCTCTGCTGATTCAGATACTTCTTTAGTTTGCGCTTTCTTTGTTGTTCTTCTGGCTTTTCTTGCAGCCCTTTCTGCTGCTAGTTTCTTAGCCTTCTCGCGCTTTTCCAATTTCTCGCCAGCCCAAGAATATGCTGGAGCATTGAAAACCTTTCCAGCAACCTTGAGTGTTCCACTAAGTAGACCCTCATCCACTGGTTTGACTTCTTCTTCCAACTCTGACATTAGATAATTAGCAGAAGTTTCAATATAGTCTTTGGCTAGTGTGATCTTAGACTGCACCCATTCAGGTAGATCTGTCTCTGGCTCTAGATTGTCCAGCATTGCCTGAGAGTTACGAATGATGCTACGCAACTGAGACATTGCCATGTCACCTTCGTAGCCATACTCGCCTTCGTCTTCTTTACTCTTAGGTTTGATGGCTTCATTCATCGTATCGCCCTCCGAGTTGGTATCTTCAGCCCTAAAACGGCTCAATGATCCTTTTACGGTGCGAGGACCAAATTTACCTTCACCATCAAGTTGTAAATAAACCATGCCGCCCTCAACCTTGGTGACTTTGCCTTTAAACCCAGCACCTGTTGATGTCTTCTTATCTAATACCAAACGACCTCTTTGTCCTACTTTTGCCATTTTACAACCCCTTCTTCTTGGCAATTGCCTTGCCAATCGCCTGACGACGAGCATGCAGATAAGCATCTGTCTTGTCTACTTTCTTATCATTATTGATGTCTGTAGTTTCAGAACCAACAGGATCTAGTTTTTCCTGCACCACTTCTTCATTCTTTGCGCGTTTCTTTGCATAGTAAGCACCAAGAGCCATGTTCATACGCTCTTTCTTGCTCTTACCTTCAAACTTAGGATTGTCAGAATGCACGAAGTCAGAGATCCACTTTGATGCTGGATCACCTGCTGTTAGTTTTTCTTCGATGTACTCGACTTCTTCTCGCCAAAGGATCTTCTTCGCCTTACGTTCATGTTTCGGAGGAACTTCAAACGCAACGTGATTTTCGTATGGTGAGCGTTTTTTGCGAAAAGAAACACCTGCTGCCTTTAGATTATTCTCGTGATCCTCTATAGACCTGTAACCTGCTCCGATCGGGGTGCTCAAACTCACCCAATTTTCATCCACCTGTTCGATTTCTTCGTTGTATACCATTTTTGGTTCTTGATGATTAACAACGTGAACCTTATATTTTTTACCTCCATGTTCCACATTAACATGCTCTTCGTCTTCACCAGTAGCATTAACGAGTGCTGTTACATGGTGTGGTTTAAGATGAGGATTCTGTTTCTTAATTTTTCTGGCAGTCATGTGATCTTCAAGATCACCATTTCTTGGAATCGTCATAGAATAATCTTGACCGCCTACTGTTCCAGTATATCTCAAATGTCGAGATGCACCTTCATCCACCTGCTCGACTTCTTCGTTCTTCATCTTGCGCAGAACAAGAGTTCCAGCCTTGTTGCGAGTAACTGTGTGCTTGCCTTTGCTTTCGATGGACTTTCTTAGTGCACCTGTTAGATCTTTTTCTTCTTTCATTTTCTTTTTATCCTTTTCTGGAAGAACCTCATCGTAATTTGAATGCCCAGCCAAGCCTGTGCGAACCCCAGCCCCTGATTTGATTGCTGCTCTAATGTCCTTCATGCTAGATGGACTATATGCTCCAGATCCACCTGCACCTGAAGTCTTTTGTGGCGCACCAGCAGTTCCACGTTCCATCGCTGCTTTCATTCGACGCATGTTTTCACGACGAACATCTGATATCTTTCCTGATGCAGTTTTCTCGCCGCGACTTAGTTCAGAGGTTGCCACACCCTTCTTTGCAGGTGATCTCTTTGCAGCTGCAGCCGATCTGCCTTCTGCTGATGGGAATGGTTTGCCACCACCGTGAGCAGCCCACCACTTCTTCTGCAAAGCCGATGACATTTTGCCCCACATCTTTGGTAGATCAGCCATTATCGTACTCTCTTATTCTAAGTTTTAGATCCGTTGTCCCGCGCTTTATACGATGATGCAATCTAGCGGGAATGTAGATTACATCACCAACTTTCAGCATACTAGGAAGAGCGTCGTCGAACTGTAGTTCCCAACCCTCTCCCTGCAAAACCTCAACAATACGATCATTTAGATCATAGTGCCATTTCAATTCTTCATCGAGCACATCGCACGAAAAGGTGCGTATGAACTCAGTCTTATTTAGTTTCTGATCATCGTAAGGATGATCTTCGTCTACCACCATAGTTGACCACTATTGCTGAAGAATCTTGGATAACGGCATGCCCAGTAGGAAGCCGAAGTCTTATCCTTGTTTCCTAGGCAATTATGGCGAGCCATGAATGATTTCAAACGACCTGGATCGCGATATTTCTTTGCCATTCCAGACTGACTAAAGCGAACCTTCTTGACGCCACCATCGCCTGTGCGCACATAGACAGCACCGCCACCACCCTCACGCCATGGCTTGCCGATGCCCTTACCACCTGTTTCATCTTCTTCGTTCAAATCGTCGCAGTCATCGCAACAGGCTTCTTCTTTCTGAATCGAAGTCTTGACAGCTTCTTCTTCGTCAGCCTCATCTTTGCTCAATTTACGAACATGCTTTGGCGTCTTTTCTTCTTCTAGGAATGGGAAGTCAAGAAGCACTTCCATACCTTCGTACATTGCGGTTTCACCTAGATCACTTTCTAGCACTTCCTGTTCGTATTCATCAGCAGGAGTGTAGTCACCATTAGCATATAGATTCTTGGCTTCACGGATCAGTTCAAAGAACATATCACTTCCTGGACGGAAGATATTCTCAGCGAACGGAATCTGATTCTCTAGATGATACTGTACTGCTTCTTCTAGGGATACTGATTCAGTTTGCGTCAAACCAACAGCGTATCCACCTGAGCCACCCATTCTAGCATCATAATCTTCACCAGGAGTTTTCTTGCTCTTTGGTAGTTTCTTTGTTTTCAAAGTTGGTGTGGTATCAACTGTCTGTCCAGGAGTCATTGAAGCATAAGCATTTCTGGTTTCCGTTGTACCATATTCCAATGCTTCCTTCTGTTGCTTGCCTCCTCTGGCAGCATAGGCTTCAGCATCTTTCATATTATTGAAAGATCTTGATTGCTTGAGTCTACGATTGGTGACGCGAAATCCTTGCACACCACCCATTCCAGTTACTGGAACGATCTTTGATTCTTTTCCAACTGCCTCTTTCACATACTTCACTCTTGGATCATTTTTCTTCAATTTCTTGGGCACATTTCTTCCATAGCGATCTTTTCTAAAATCACTAGGTTTAGAAACATCAGCCAAAGAAACTACTGGAGTGCCCTTTAGATTATCACTTTCTTCAACTGGCACGCAGTTTGGAACCTTGCGACCGTTCTTCATCTTCATCCCAACGGCAGTGTATCCCTTCCAGCAAGCCTTCTTTAGATCTCCAGTTGGCTCAGCAACCTTTTTCTCAAAGACATAGCCGTTCTCAATCATGAACTTTAGGAATGCTTCAATTTGCATTTGGAATACAGATAGTTCTTTCTGTGATGCTTCAGAAAGATTCAATGAATTCTCAAACTTGAAAACGCCTTCGAACATATCTGTGGTTCTTTCAGCATCTAGCCACTTGCGAATACGAGTAGATTCATTCATTGGACGAGCACGCATATCATTGCGCTCACGACTGACCTTATTGGTCACTGACACTAGAGTGTAATCAAACTCATAGGATTCACCAAGAGTCGCGCGAACCAATGCAATCTTCTCCAGATCAATTGGAGCATTGATGAGTAGATTGGAACCAGACTCCAATACTTCATTGATTGATCCATTTAGAATCTGATCCATCTGCACTTCAACGACGTTAAAACGCGATAGGATATTATTGATGACATAGTCCTTGCCGCTGCCAGGACCGCCCAATAAGAATAATGCTCTTGATTCGCTCATTGCTTTTTTTACCTTGTCGTGAATTTCAGCACCAAGTTTTCTGTTTGTATAATGTGAAATAAACTCTTTGCGCTTACCAGCGGAAACTAACCCACGCAACTTAGAGGCAGACATACCTTCCGCACCTTCAGCATCTGGATCGCGAGAACCAGCTGACTTGACTTCAATTTTCTTAAACTTAAAATCTTTACCATTGTATTTATTCACAATTCTTTTGTACTCTGGAACACGATCAGATCCAGCGTACATTGTGACATGAGTGTGACCCTGTTTTTCTAAATGCTGCATTACACCAATTAGATTTGGATGTTTCTTGGAAACAACATTTGCGCCAGGAAACATCTTGCGCATAGCTCTAGTTTTGACCTGATGTGATAGAGGATTCTTTTCCGAATCTCGAGAATGAGAAGCAAAGATATAATGCTTTCCACCAGTGCTTTCAGCATGATCCATGACTTGCTTCACTAACTTGCCATGTCCTGCTTCTGTTGGAGGATTAAAGCGACCGTATGTGAATGTTGCTCTGCTCATTTTCTTTCTGCCATTTTTGCTTTGACACCACCAGCAAGAAGATTCGACGCAGCGAAGTCTCCTTGACGACGACTGACTAACTTGGTTGGCATGTTATTGATAATAGCAACATGCCCTTCTCCGCTAGTCTTTCTACCCTCAATGCTATGTTCATAATCACCGCTATCATTTAGCGCATCTACCAATGCATGCTTGGCATTTTGTAGGTGACGATGAATCTCAAAAGTTCTTTGAAATGCGGCTTTGTTCTTTTTGATATGTTCCATATCTGCTGAATTTTTTGCAGCGACCTTGGCTTTACCTGCAGCTGACTTGAGTTTAGAACCAGCAGCTGCGTTGCGAGCTGCAGCGTGTCTCATCAATCCCTCTACGGATGCAGTTTCACCACTGCGCACGTTCTGATTGATATAAGTGGCAACGTGCATCTCATGACCCTGTAGATGACGATAGTCATGACCGCGATGTAACTGTTGAGCCTTGCGCATAGAAGAAATAAATTCACGACGATGCTCTGGCTTATAGGTATCTTTGAGATCTTCAATTCCAGTCTGAGTATCAATTACATGGACGTCGCGATGCTTGCCAAAAGAATTGACATTAGGACCAAAGTGCGCTTTCATTGAGTCTAGTGTGCGACCCTTGTATTCGGTATGCACAGCCACGCCCACCTTGGCTTTACCCACTTTCTTGCCTTCTTCGCTGTCCTTACGAATAGAATAGTTGATGGTGTTTGGCTTAAAGTTATAATGCGTAGAAGATGAAGAAACATCTCCTGGAGTGTACATCATGTCACCCTGAAATACACGACCTCTTGGTGTGACCTTGGGTAGATGAGCCAGCGCATGCTTGAGTTTCTCGACTAGACCAGGAGCATGCCCATGGTTCTTTTCGATATCCTTGTCAGTATAATTGATCTTTGGATTCTTGTTAAATGCAGACTTAGAAGCAACAAAGAACTTACCATTCTCAGGATGAGTTCCAAAGACGATAGAAGGTGCACCGTCCCACTTGGTGGTGATCTTGACTCGAGATTTACGTCCCTGAAGTGCGTTATGAACGCCGATTAGAGTTTTGGATGCATGCTCAAAACCAGCTGCGCCCGAATTGACAATATGATCTTCAGCGTGCTCTAGGTGCTTTAGTTTCTCGACTTTGGCTTCTGTTAGGAACGATGTAAATGATAGCATTTATCCACTCTGTGGGAATTGTTACTCTCTTATTTATACTTTTTGTATACTTGATCCCATGTAGGCAGAGAAGAAAAATTAAAGGTTTGCTTGAACTTGGAATTATTCAGAACACCATTTTTCGGTCTCTTGGTCTTGGACGCAACGTATTCCTCTGTAGTTATCTTATTAATCTTACATCTATCTCCGACTATAAGTTCTGCGAATTCTGCAAAACTGCAATTACCGTCAGGATTTAGATTAAATATACCATATTGGGGTTCATCTAATACATTGAAGACCATTTCTGCAATCCAGGCAGCATGAGTTGGGCAAGTGATCTGATCATCTATCACATTGATGGATTCCAATTTATCAGCCAATGCATCAATGCTCTTATAGAAGTTCTTATTTCTACCAGAATATACACACTGGACTCTGAAAAGTTTGGTCTTACTATAATTCAATGATCGTTCAATCTCAGACTTAGTTGATCCATAGAAATTTAATGGGTTATGATAATCTTTCTCTGTATAGGATTCTTTAGTACCATCAAAGACATAATCCGTTCCAAAATGAATGAACTGGGAATTATACTGAGCGCACAAATAATTTAAGTGTAGCGGAAAAGAATAATTCAGATAGCGACACTTATCATGATTGTTTGGCTTCTCAGCTCCATCTACATCAGTATAAGCCACGCAATTGATCACATGATGGGGTCTGATGAACTTGAATAACTTATCCAATTCTTCTCTAGAATTGTAATCTATGTTATCGCTATTCATTGCGATTGTAGAATACGATGTCTCCAGCAATTCAATCATTGAATTACCGATTTGTCCATTAGATCCAAACAACAAAACTCGTTCAATCATAGTCAGGTGCCTCATCTATGTGTAAACCATTACGATCTTTATCAGTTATGATAATGTCTTCAAGAAGAACATGTTTTACCACCTCATTGACTATTTCTGGCACAGTCAAAAATGAAACACAGCGTTCGTCCTCTGGGTATCTAATATTATCAAATACATTGTAGCAGAATGCAGTGTTGTCTTCTAAACTCAAAAACGCATGAGCAAAGTGCTGGGGGACCCAAAGATAATTTAGTTTATCCTCACTCAACTCATACATCTGAACTTTCTTGTAATTAGGAGACCACTTCCTCAAGTCAATAATGAAATCTATAACGCGACCTCTCATCACATATACCATTTTACCTTGGGGATATTCTTCTTGATAGTGTAGTCCGCGAAATACATTTTTCTTGTTCAATGAAACATTTTGTTGTATGAAATACAAGGAACTGAATGGTGACTTAGTTGAGTTCCATAATTCAGTGAAACCACCTCTATGATCTTCGAAGATAGTTACTTCATTCATTCCAGTTATCAATTTAGGTTCACTCATCTCTGCACATCCCTCCTCAATTCAATCAACCTCAAAACATTAGGATCATTTTCTTGCTCTTTAGTTGGGAAATATAGTGCTCTGGTTCTAGTGTCTGCGTTTAGTGTTGGATTCATAACATAATACACCGCAATCGATTTTCTATATACTCCCTCTGGGCAAGTAATTGGTTCTGGAAATCCATGCCAAGAATTTTGAGTAGTGTCAAAAATCACAGCACGATTAAACCTCACATCTATGGTTTTGACTAATTCTTTTGGTCTGAAATCCTCCTCATCATGCGACCAAAATTGCAGACCACCATTCCAATCGCAATCCCATTCTTGTGAAAGATATATGATAATATTTAACTTTCTCTGCATGTTCATCTTTGGGTGAATAGAATAATCTTGGTGTATGTTTAACTTACCACCTCTACCGTGCATATGCCAGCCACCACCATTCAATCCATAATCTGCATGCAATTGAGCGTTGAATTTTCTAGATAACAGAAAAGCGAACTTCTGTTGACACAAAATCCAAAATGCTTGAAAGGTTTCTGGTGGGAATTTATCCCAAAAATTCATTGCGCGCTTGACTTCTAGTGGATTGTCATAGTTATACCAAGGAGAATTATTATATTCAGGAAATTGGTTTGATAGTTTAATTGCAAAGTCTTCTGTGAAGAAATCATCGATGATTATGTGATTAAATGGTTCCTCACACAATTCACCATTTTCTATTTCCAAAATAGCATCATACGATATCATGCAAACTTCTCCATTTTTCTAGCACTGATCTATAATAATCAAACACTCTCTTGTTGTAGTGTGGAGGGCATCCCACAAAGAATACATGGGAAAGCGCAAGATTAGACATAGGATAGTCTGCTGCGTTATCTAAGTGTTTGTATCCAGGATGCAATAAAATATTACCTGCAAAATAATTACGAGTCTGGATTCTGTTATCCTCCAAGAATTGTTGCAGTTCTTCTTTCAACTTAGAGTTATCGCAAACCAATGGTACACCAAACCAAGATGGATCAGACTTTTCTAAGTTACTAGCAACTCTAACACCTTGAACTACAGCAAACATTTCTTTGATAGTCGAAAAGTTTTCTCTGCGCTTGACATCAATTTGATCAATCTTTTTCAATTGTTCAATACCAATTGCGCCTTGCAGATCCAGTGGCTTTAAATTGTATCCCATATTGGTGAAAAGATATTTGTGATCAATAATCCCATCATAACCTTCCAACCACTTATCAAAACGATTGCCACATGTACCACAAGCCAAGAGGTTAGCAGAACCAACGCATCGACAATCTCTACCCCACCATGAAATAGAACGAACAGTATTAATCAATTCTTCGTCATTAGAGCAGACCATACCACCTTCGCCAGTTGTCATATGATGTGCTGGGTAGAAAGAAGTTGTCCACGAATAGTAGTAGTCGGTCAGCAACTTGCCATCCCACTTACTGCCCAATGAATCGCAATTGTCGCCAACCAATACCAAGTTATGCTTTTCCGCAATCATCCTCAGCACATCCATGTCTGGTGGATTACCCAGCACTGGAGATACAAAGATTGCTACTGTTCTATCTGTGATTCTCGACTCAATCAAAGTTAAATCGAAATTTAATGTTGACCATTCAATATCAATGAAAGTTGGCTTCAGATTATTTTGCACAATTGGAGCAATGGTGGTTGGGAATCCAACTGGAGATACGATTACTTCATCTCCGTCTTTCCATCCCAAATGTTTCTTCAATGCAGTAACCATCGTTAAATTTGCAGATGATCCTGAGTTCACCATGTGTGCATGCTTCACGTTAAACTTGCGACAAAATCTCCATTGAAACTTGGCTACATTTTCTCCAGAAACTAACCATTTACCAGTTAGAAATGCAGTCACACCAGCAATAACTTCATTCTCATCCCAATAAGGTCCAGAATAAAATACATTATCTTTCTCTGGGTTAAACTCCTTTGGATTGTATGATGCATACTTAGGCATCCCATGATGCTGAATGATATCTCTAATTAAACTTTCAATTTCCATTAATCCTCCAAAGAAGAAAGAAGTTTGCCATATGATGATTTACCACATAGCAATGCAGTTGTGTTTAGTTGATCTTTTGTAATCCAATACTTATTATACGCTATTTCGTGCGGAGAGCCAACCAAAACTTCCTGATGTTTTTGTATAGTTTGTACAAAGTTAGACGCTTCAATTAATGAATCTGGTGTACCAGTATCAAACCAAACCACTCCGCGCCACAGTTTAATTCCTGTTAGATCACCAGTCTCCATGTAAGTCTTCAATAGATCAGTGATTTCTAATTCACCTCGGTTAGAGGGTTTCAATTTACGAATCCTATCCAACACATTTTTTGGGAAGAAATACAATCCAGTGATTGCAAGATTGCTCTTTGGATGTTCTGGTTTCTCTTCAATAGACATCACACCACCCTGATCTGAAAGTTCTGCGACACCGAATCGTTCAGGATCGTGAACCTTAGTCAAGAAACAATATGCGCGTTCTTGATCGTCGTAATGTGCTTCATGTAACAACTCACTCATGCCCGCACCATAGAAAATATTGTCACCTAGAACTAAGGCATAGCGATCATAACCACCAAGGAATTGTTCGTTTACAATATTGAATGCATCAGCGATACCTGCTGGATAATCCTGAGTAGCAAACATCACTTTAATACCCAGAGTGTTCTCTGAGTCATAGAATAATTCCTCAAAGATTGGCTTCTCTTTTGGATTAGTTATAATCAAGAATTCGCGAACGCCAGCCAGCATTAGCGTTGATATAGGATAATATATTAAAGGCTTGTCGTAGATTGGCAATACTTGTTTGGTTGTTACAAGTGTTGCTGGGAACAAACGACTAGACTTGCCTCCAGCTAGGATGACACCGAGGGTCTGCATAGTTCAAGCCACTCCATATTCTGTCGATACCACTGAATGGTTTTCTCCATACCAGGGATTAGACTGGTAGTTGGTTTCCATCCAAGTTCTAGATGTATCTTATCATAAGAAACATCATACCTAAAATCATGACCTTTGCGATCAGTTACAAATTCAATCTTTGATGCCGAGCGGCACATGTCAATGATTAGATTGGCAAGGAATAGATTATTCACCTGACATCCACCGCCAATGTTATATTTATGTCCTGTGCGACCACGCTCAATTACGTCAATGATGGCTTGGCAGTGATCTTCAACGTACAGCCAGTCGCGAATATTATGACCCTTGCCATAGACAGGGATAGGTTCATTCTTCAATGCTTTACGAATTACAGTTGGCACAAACTTCTCTGCATGCTGATAAGCACCATAGTTGTTTGAGCAGTTGGTGATTACAGTATCCAAAGCATGCGTATGATGATATGCCATTACAAAGTGATCTGATGCAGCCTTGGAAGCAGAGTATGGACTGCGCGGATCATATGCAGTGGTTTCGCTGAACGCTGGATCAGATGAACTCAGCGAGCCATATACTTCGTCGGTTGAAACATGCACAAAGCGAATGCTTGGATCAACAGCCAATACGCAATCAAGTAGATTGACAGTGCCTAACACATTGCTGTATACGAATGGCTTAGAGTCACGAATGGAATTATCCACATGACTTTCAGCAGCAAAGTTTACAATGGTCTTTGGGCGAAAGTTGCGTATCAGCGGTTCAACGAACTCGCGCGATGCAATGTTACCAACAGCGATAACTGCCCCTGTACCTTCTATGTTTTGTTTATTGGCTGCATAGGTCAGCGCATCCAGCACCATGATTCGATCATCGTATAGACTTGCATAACGACGAACAAAATTACTACCAATGAAACCACATCCACCCGTCACCAATATAGACATAAATTACCTCATTATTTTGCTATTATATATTTACCTGAATTGGGAGAACTAGAAGATGCAGCGGATACAAATGCTTTAATCAGTTTAGTGGATTTTCCAGTTCTACGATTTTTCTCCAGATAATCTTGTATTTTTTTGTTCACTATATCTGCAAAATATTTTTTACTGACTTCTTCTCTAATAGCACGATATCTATCTGGGTGAGATGATTTTGTGATTCCTTCAGTTTTCTTTTTGAATTCATCTGCAAATTGTGCTTTAGATTTCTTCATTGTTGATTCTAAAGAAGAAGCGAAAGATGCATCAACTTTTTTTATAGTATCTATTATTTTATTACCAGATAAAGATCCGCCACGAGCTTCTTTAAGTCTTATTTCAAGTTTATATGTGCCACCGCTGTTAGTGCTAGTAGAAGCATCATGTCTGAAAACAAGATCTTTAGATTTATCTGTTTCACTTATTCTAACTATTAGAGATCTATTATCTTGTTTAGATCCACCAATTCCAGCATACACATATGGAATTACTTTTTTGCTACTATCAAAATTCACTTTCTCTATAGTAACATCTCCAGGTTGCTTCTTCAGAGATAGTGGTAATAAATCTCCACTCTCAATTAAATCAGAAATTAATTCATTCAATTCATCAAATGTTATAGATTTTGTTTTATTTAATTTAGTGACAGATGCTGATATAACTGTTTTACCATTAGTTGACGCAAAGTAGATATCTGCTGGGCTCCATTTGTTAATATCACCGAATGCCTTTGCATTACCAACTGATTCTTTTAATGCTTTGTTAGCGGCAGAAAACAACTTGAATATATTACCCATCACCTCTTCATCACCACGAACATAAATTATGTTAGACCAATTCACATTCTTTATTTTAGAAAATTTTGCACTGATTGAACTAACCTCAGATATCATTTTCTTAGCAATATTGATCGAAGAATGAAACCAAGTTTTATCGTTTTGCAAAAAAGTTTCAATATCTTTTAAACTGACGCCTGGTGTATTTACATTTTTATCGTATGCTTTTTTTATTATTTGATAAATATTCTCGTTACCCTTTGGTTCATATTTTGTCATGAATTCTTCATATGTCTTATATACGGATTTATCAAAAACCTTTAGAGTTTCTTTTTCACCCAAATAATCGGCTAAAGAACAAAACAACGCTTGAGCTGCTTCTTGTAATGCTGTTTTATCTGCCATCTTTACACCTTGAGTCCGCTAAACTTTGACTTGCTTGTTTTTGATTCAAAGGTTTGACCAGAGTCAACGATTTCTGTTTGAGCAGTTTGTTCCAGATCAAACAACTTCATCTTGGCTCGATCAATACCTATCGTGAACCTTTTATTTAGCGTCGGATCATTGTAGCGATTCTTCAGCTGCTTGACAAGTAATTGACCTAGATTCTCCAGTTCCTCAGTCGAAACCAGCGCAAACATCAGGTCAGCAGTCGCAGGTAGACCGAAAGACTCAGAAGTATCTTCAAGTCCAGGATCAGAGTTACTGAAACCAGATCTGGTAGTCTGAGTGGCAGTGACTAGAGGAACATTGAATTCTACCGCAAGACCACGCAGTTCTTCGGCGATAGCCTTGATGTAAGTATATGAGTTGACATTTGCGCCAGCCTTGATACGAGCAGAGGCACAGATGTTTAGATAGTCAATGAAGATTATATCAGGCTTGAACTTCTTCTTCAATGCCAGATCATTCAACAGAGCACGAAAGTGATTTGGATTCGCTGACGCAGTTGGATACTCTTTAATGATCAATTTGCCCTTGACCTTTTCTTGCAGTTTCTTCATGCGCTTCTCATACATATCCTTCGGAATCTGCATGAGATCGTCCACAGTCACGTTGAGTAGATTGGCGTCGATTCTTTCAGCGATGCGCTCTTCAGCCATTTCAAGAGAGATGTATAAAACATTGAAGTTCTGCATCAACGAAGCAGCAGCCACGTGACACATGAACAAAGACTTACCAACACCTGTACCAGCAAGTGCGACGGTCAGCGATTTCTTCGGGAGACCGCCTCTCGTAATTTTGTTGAAATATTCGAGATCGAACGGGACGCGCTTTTCCACACGATGATAGTAGTCGTAACGATTAGAAAATTGATCAACATAGTCATGACCAATATTGGGATCGAAAGACACAGCCAGAGCATCAGTAAGGATAGCAGGAATAGATCCCTTAGTGCGCGTAGAATCTTTCCCATCCAAGATTCCGATAGAGTCCATGATAGCCAAGTAAACTGCGCGCTCTTGGCAAAACTTTTCGGTCTCATCCAATAGCCATGCAGTATCTGGCTCCACCACTCCTTTGGAAATTGCATCGACTATCTCCCGACACGACTTATGTTCGTGTTCAGTCAGGTCGCTTCTGTCTTCCAGAAGGAGATTTAGTGCGCTTGGACTTGGTGGGTTGTTGTACTTTAGGAAGTATTTTTGTATCTCTTGAAACAGTTTTCTTTCTGGGCTTTCTCTTAGATACTCGCTTTTGAGGTACGGCAGAGACTTCCGTAGAAACTGGTCGTTCTTCATCAAGTTCAACAATATTAGCATCTCTGTCTTCATTGAAAAAATCCTTAACCTCTACCTTCTCTACAGCCTTTAAGAAAATCAAACGCACAATGTTAGTAACTAATCTATTGAATTTATCAGTTGTCACATCAGCATTAAATCGATTATACATAATTTGTGTTGAGAAGTCAATCATACCACAACCATCTTGTATCTCAGAAACTTTCATATCAACGATTTCAACTACAACGCCATTGAATGGTTTCTTTAATATTTCAATTACAAGATTACCCCTACCACTTGGCACTTCCTTGCTGTATTTAAAATGCTTATCTTCAAGGATGGTTTTTTCAGCCCACCAAAATTGTAACGTAGCAATTTTATTCTTCAGCATTGTTGTTATTGATTTGACCATAGAGGAACTCCTTCTTACATACTTCATCGATTTGTTGTAGTAACTCTTCAGAGAAAAACTTTTCTGGATTCTTTATGATGGCGTTTTCAAATGCTTTTGTGCCATCTGCGAACTCATATTTATTCGAGACCTTCTTTACCAGACCAGCATCTTCAGCGATCTGTAGTAGACCAAAGTATTTATCCAGACCACGATCGAAGTACAGGAGAGTTTCAACCTTCTTGTTTTCGATAGTTTGGCGAGACTTCTGCAGTTTAGTGGTGATGATGTTACCAACATGCTCATCGCCTTGCTTCTGCTTCTTCTTGCTGAGGAAGATAATGGTAGATGCAGCATACTCAAGACCTGAGCCACCACCCATCTTCTTAGTGGGAATGTAAGAACCAACAACGTCATACACGTGATTGGTGATCAACATCGGAACCTTGGCTCGACCAAGTTTCAATGTCAACACACGGAATGCACCACGAATCAACTGAGCGCGAGTCATATCGCGAGTGTCCTTACCCTCTGCCATGTCATTGACTTCTTTCTCAGTTGACAACATACCCAGTGAGTCAAGCACCATTAGCAATGGCTTACGATCCTTCTCATCTTCTTCCAGATAAGCATCCAGCACCTTGACTGCTTGAGTGCGGAACTCTTGAATGGTAGTCACTGGAACCAGAAACATACGCTCAGTATCAACTCCGCGAGACTCCATCATCTGCTTGGTGACAGCTGACTCAGACTCAAAGTAAAACACACCACCCTCTGGATTATCTTCCAGGAACTGCTTGGCTACATTCAGAGCGTAGAACGTCTTACCAGTTGATGGTTCACCTGCCAACGCAGTGACCTTGTTGTTTGGCATACCACCAAAGACTGAACCAGAAAGCAACGCATTCAGCGCATAACTTCCAGTATTAGTGTAACCTGTAATGTCAGCGTCTGTACCGTCAGCGACAGCAGATGCAAAATCATTACCAGTTTCTTTCAAAAGATTTTTAAACAAACTCATATTATTTCCTCTTGTACCAAGGCATCCAAACACTTTTATGATCAACTACATTTTCATCAACTGGTTTTATGTTATGATCATTACCCATAATAAAATTATAGGTATCACTATCATCATTCCCATCAGTATCATTATACTCTGTATTGACTGGTTTGTCAATTTCTTTGGTTCTTGCTAACAGAGATACGTTTGCAGCCAATAATAGAAATACAGCAAGTGGATCAAATACAAGCACAAGTAGAATGATTACAGCACGAACAGCACTGTCAAAATGATCTTTGGCTTCTTCTCCGTAGATAAGTTCAGCAATGTATTTCAGAGGACCAACCTCAATTTCTATCTTGCGTAATTCAGTATTCAGTTTGGTCTTTTCTTCTTGATTGCTTATCACTTCTAGATTATATACATCTATCTTATTCTGCGCGGTTTGTATTTGAGTTGCGTACAGATCTCTCTCAGCCTGTTGTTCTCTGCGTAATCTAATTCCTTGGGCTGCATCAGTGCTGGAAAGAATACCCATGCGTGCAGTTACCTGAGCATCTAATTGTACAATGGCAGCTCTAGCAGTTTCAACATTTTTCTTTTCAGCATCAATGGCTTCTAATCTAGAATCAATCTTTGTTTGTATCAGTTCAACCTTGGCTGATAGATCACCTGTTGGAGTAGATGATTCTATGTGCGCTTTGGAAAGAAATCCAAAGATACCCATAGAGGTGATGAACATAAGTACGAAAACTGCAGCACTTAAATAGTATTTGAGAAATCTCGGAGCTGTATCCCAACATCTATACAACCATGATGCAGCAACCAGTTTGGCGAACTCAAGCGTAACACCCATAGCAACAATAGCAACCATTGCACCAGGAAATATTGCGATGAGACCAATAATTGAGTAATATGCTGCTACAGAAGATAGCATGAATCCTGCAAGAAATAATAGAAATATCATAGTATATTTCTCAATTTACTATACCTCTCAATTCATATTCTTGCCAAATCTGTGCACCAAGTTCAGCATCTTTTCTAGTTACTTCTCTAAATCTTCTGTCTGACCTGATTGTAGTTGACATCTTAGTTCTGAATTCAGCATTGTGTGTTGCTAAATTCTGTTTCTTGTTTTTCATACACATACCAAATAGGAAGGTGTCTCCGCGATGAATTTTTAATTGCTCAGGAATTATTGTGTAGTTTTTTTTATGTATACCAAATGTGATTGCACACTTATGTCTAGGTTGTGGTATTGGTTTAAATGATATATTCTTACTAGGTGTTTCTCTCAATACATAGTTACCAGAAATCGACTCGAGCACACTTTCTGGGCTTGCAACTATCATACCATTATCTTCAGTTATGACATCATGAATTGCATCAATTAGAGTGATTGTGAATGATGCGTCGTCATTAATAAACATTAACTTATCATACTTAGCAACTTCATAACCGCGATTCCATGCAGGATTACAGTATATGTTTTCGCCAAATGTGAGATAAGTCACCTTGGATAAGGAACAAGTGTTCTCATTCTTATGACTTGGGTCGTTGTCAATAATAATAATCTCGCCAATTAATTCATGCTCATTCAATTTTGGAAGCATTACATTTATTTCTTGTGCTTTCCACATTGTAGGGGTTATGACAGTAATCATGCGAAAAAATCCTCTAGTGATGAAACCTTTTGTATTCTCCAACCAATACAATCGAGGATAATTTTTAGAGGTTCAACAAATGACTTATCGAACTGAAGATCAAAGTCGATGTATTCATCAGCACCAATTTCCTTTGGCAATGCATTAATGAATGCGATGGTGTTATTTCTAAATGGATTAGGTTGTTTCAAATAACAAAACTTGATCTTCTCGCCTTCCTTGATCGTTTCGTATTTCTTATTTAGTCTCTTCTCATTGATTAGATGATTATAGATCAATGCACCTTTCACATGAATTGGTGTACCTTTCTTGAAGATATCTTTGGCGTCGGCATACTGCGTGGTTCCATTTACGCTGCGAGGAAAGGAAATTTCTTCAATCGGCAATCTACTAAACTCTTCGCGGAAGCTGTCAATGAAGTCAATCATTGTGTTCTCATCCTTCTCCATGATCACCTTGAGTGCTTCCTTAATCTTCTCGCGGCACGCATACGGAGTTGATGATTTGACTGCCTCAAGACCCATGATCTTGAGTTTGGGTTCAGCGTACTCAACACCCTCGCTGTTATACACATTGAGAATATATCTTTTCTTGGCAGTCCAGATTGCACGATCAGCCAGCGACTCTCGTTTCATCTGCATCTTCTGAGCATAGGCATTGACATAAGTTGCCAGCTCTGAATATGAATCATCAATGACTTTCTGTAGTCGCTCTTCACAGACTTTATCAAGTAAACGAATCACACGCTTCTTATCGCTGGTATCCAGTTTCATCTGCTTGACCAGACCAGATAGATTCAGATAGATTGAGTCGGTGTCAGAAGCAATGACATAATCCTTCTTAGTCTTGAGAAGATTGTTTAGATATTCGTTCATCTTCTTCTCAATCCAGCGAATAGACAACTGACCTGCAGTGGTGACTGCTTCAGCCATCGCAACGTCAAAGAATCGGAAGTATTGATTACCAATCGCACCATACGCAGAGTTTAGTGTGACCTTCTTTGCCAACTGCAGGTTAGTGTATCTTGAGATCTCTTTCTCCAGATACTCTACTTGGTTTGGATCATCCTTGACCTTTTGTATTTTCTTCTGCGCCTGTAGCGCAAGTTTCTTATAGCGCGAACGATCTTGATACATGCTGTCCATGATCTCGCCCAATAGCCCCTGCTTATTGGTACGGAAGAACTGATAGTTGGGAGTGACAGTTGCTTTCTGTTCCTTGAGGAATTCTAGATCCTTGGTCTGATCTAGCAGAGATTGCACGTTGACTTTGGTTGCGTGCATTTCAGTGGAATACTTCTCAGGCTTGATCAGTGTTTCCATTGAGATATTGTACTGCATGATTAGATGCGGATACAGTGAGTTTAGATCGAACGACGCAACCCAATCATGCGATCCAACTTGCGGATCCTTGACATACGCACCTTCGTACGCAGAGTGCTTCACGCCACGCTTCATCTGCGGAATGACAATGTTCTTCTTCTTTAGATGATTGTAGATGATCGCATCCCACATGCGCACCTGAGTAAACACATCTTCGTAGTTCACCTTGTTGTCATACGCCAGAGTCAGCGCCAACTCAATCAATCTGCCTTTGTCGTTGAGTCTCTCTACCAGTTCCACGTCACGGATGTTATACTCCATGAACTTCTGATAATCTTTCCTGTAGAGATTTTGTAGACTTTCGTATTCTGAATAATCCAACTTGCGCTCACCCAATTCAGAGAACGCAATGTGATCCAGACGATATGACTCTTGCGGAGTGAAGGAATACTTCTTATACAGATCCAGATAATCTAGCGTAGAGATGCCATAGATGTCATAGCACAGCTGCTCACGATTCATCATGAACACTTCACGCTCATTGATCTTTTTCCAAGGTGAGATTAGATTGGCTTTATCCTCACCTAGAACACGAACAATGCGGCGAAGCAGATACGGAACGTCAAAAAACTTTACGTTCCATCCTGTGATAACATCAGGATAACGTACAGACCAACAATCAATAAAACGAGAAAGTAACTCACGCTCATCTTTGCACCTATAATAAATGACACCCTCTGCAGGTGTGTAATCACCTAAACCAAACGATGTGATCTGCTTGCCTTGCTTGATTGTAATGGCAATGACCTCATCAATGGCTTCCCTTGGATCAGGGAATCCGTTCTCAGAACTGACCTCAATATCCAAATAAGTTACATTGACTGAATCGCGATCCCAGAAAATATCTTCTGGGTATTCATCAGCAATGAACGCATACTCATAGCGATTGTTCCCATAGATTGGGAATGTATCAACTTCTTTGTATCGCTCAAGGAATTCGCGACAGTCAGAAATATTCCCAGGTTCAATTGGCTCTACATATTCACCATTGAGAGTGCGATACTCTGACTTGCTCTTTGCGGGAACAAAGAAAGTTGGACGATACTCTACGCGACGAGCAAAGTGTTTGCCGTCTTCGATGCCGCGATAGAGTATGAATCGTCCGTAGAGCTGTATGTTTGTGTAAAACTTCATCCAGTAATCAATGTCTTGGGCGGAGTAACAATTCCTCCAAAGACAGTATTATACTGGTTCTTCATGTTGTCGTCAACTTCTTCTAGGACTACAATCTTGTCTAGTGGAATCTTGACTGGTTCATTCACATATGGCATGAAAGGCAAGAAGCCCATTGCCATTCTACCGTCGTTTGTTTGCTGTAATGCGACGACCACGGGGTTTTTTAGTGTTAGAAACTTTTCTGTTTCGCTCACCACTTCTCCCAGCACTTCTTCGGCTGTCACTAACTTTGCTGCTTTTACGCTCATTGATTTTCCTTTGTGTTGCTTTTAGATATTTGACAATGTCTTTGCGTTTGATCAATTCACCATCGCAATAATACTGATCAAACTTCATTGTCCAAAGTTCATAATCAGTTTGTAAGTACATGCCAGGAGCATCTAAGATCTCCCGTCCATGTTCCCGTAAGAGTTTCTTTAAATCCGATAGGCTATGCATAAAATGGTAGCGGGGGATGGAGTTGCACCACCGACCTCTGGATTATGAGTCCAGCGTTCTGCTACTGAACTACCCCGCAATTATTCATTCATCAACTTCAGCATCACGATAATGCTGGTCGGATCTACGATTCTTAAATGCTACATGATTAGCATGCGCTTCAACAAACATACGTCTTAGTGCACCTGCTTGGTGCGCATCGGCGCCACGCACTTCACCCATAGTCAATGCTCGCTTGAGCACACGTGGCAACTTTGCCTTATGAAAATCCGAACGATTAGCCATTCAACACCTCTTCACATTTACGCCAAAATCTTTCTTTCTGACCTTCTATTCTAATCTGGAAGTTGTGAAAAAACAATTCTTTTTCAGCAGTTCCGTATGTAGTACCCAATCCATAAACTGGCATACCATCAGCAAGTGCCCAGTGTGGTGGTTGATCACCTTCCCACGCATATCTTTGTGGTGGACTTTCGAATTTCAAAGGCATGTACAATTCAACTGGTATGTCAAATTCTTCGGCTTTGTAAGTCCACTCTTCTGTGACATCTCCTCGCTGATTCTCATATGAAGATGGCATCCCCATTTTCTGGTATGACTCTGCTGACATTGCAACACAAGATGGTGCTGCAAAAACATGTTGATTGTTTTGTATATGGTTGGATCGCTGTGCATTACCCATCAACTTTCCATCAGCAGCACCTTGTATAAACAAATCAATGGCATCTTCATGTAGAGGAATAGCATCAATATCCAAGAAGAAGATTACATCATGCTCCATTTGTTTTGGAATGTCATGCTCTGCCATTGGTGGGCACTTATATCCATTGATTGCCCAGAAGTAGTCATATGCAACTCCTGGCGGCACATCAACTTTAATGATATAGTGCTTCACTTTACTCTTATTGTATTTCTCAACCACTGACTTTTGAAGACCAACCGTCTTCATATCGACATTGTCCATAAAGAAAGAAACTATGCACGGATTCATATTGCTCTCCAAGGTAAATTACCATTGTGTCTTCTTAGCATCTCAGCATTACCTTTCTCAAAGAATTCTCTTTGCACCGAGAGACCTGTGTTACCAACTCTATATTTCACTGTGTAGTCGCGAGTGGTATCGTACTTCAAGTTATTTTGCTTGTGCATCAACACAGTGGCAATTGCGCGATCAATCTCCATCTGTCCTGGCTCACGAAACTTGCGATACCAAACAGGAGAGATTCCAACAGCCACTTGCTTCTTAATGAAGTAACAATTCACATCCACGAAATAATCTTCTGGGTGTAGGATACTTGCCCACAGCCCAAGACTCTCGCAGTCATCATTGCAGATGTATAAACCGTTTTCGTCAATGATCTTGCGGAAAGAAAATGCCCAGTCTAAATTCTTTTCTTGCACCAACTTTACTAGACTCTCAACGTGATTGGGTTCCAGCACATTGTCTTCATCCAGCCACATATGAAAGTCGCCATCAGCAAAATAGGTGGCTGCGCCATAAACGCGATGACCATTGTAGCGATCAATACCAGTAGGATACGGCAGAACGCAGACGTGCTCATCTGGCAACGTTGGGAAACGTAGGTGATTGTAAACAGATACTGACTTTTCCAAACGCTCTTTGCCGTCAACGACAACGATATGTTCTATGTTCTCATAGGTTTGCTCACGCACCGAAGTGATGCAGTGAGCGAGCATTGGATTACCAGTTGTTGGTGTAATTATACTAACTTTCACGTGTTTGCTTTACTCAATTCACATCTTCTCATTATATAGTCTCTCTCCTCCAAAGTCAAACGAATCCAGCCTGATATTTCGTCAAGCGTGCGAAAACAGCCAGTACACACGTTCTGGCTGTCAAGTTTGCATACTCTAATACAAGGAGATTTATGATAGACTAAAATGGTCTTTCCTTTTGTTGTTCTTCTACCCAATCAATCTGCTCTGGTTCAGCCACATCTCCGTTCCAGTTTCCTACAACATGTGGACGATCAGGGAATGATTCTTCTTCAACGATCATCTTATCTATCTTATCAAAGACTTCGTTGAAGCGATCTTGCTCATCATTCCCGCTGAGCAATTCATATGCAGCGAACACACGAATGTCGCCCTGATCATGCTCTGGGAACTCATTCAAATATTTAGCCAGATAATCGCGTGCCTGTTGAATCTCTGCTTCGCGTTCTCTGTTAACCTTAGCAATCAAGTCCCAGTTCGCCTTAGTGGCTTGCTCAAATTCAGCAGCCGCAGCCATGCCCCTTTCCCAGCTGCGATTCCACTCATCCTTGGTGACTTTCTCAAAGGTGCGGAACAGTTTATCAAACTTCATCTGATAAAGTTCTTCCAGACCCAGGACCACGTTTGAGATTGCATCCTTGGTTAGATTTTCATTTTCCACCACATTCTCAAACAGAACCTTGAGATCATCAACAATTTGCCAGCAGCCCATAATCTGCTGCTCAAGATCAAAACGATCAGTCATTAGTTTCTCCTCATGGTGGCGACCTCAATCGCCTGTTGCTCATCAATGATCGGCACAGCGTTGGACTTATGCATAGTCGCAATGCCCTTGACTAATGTGCCAGTGTACTTGGTGCTCTCCGTGCGCTCTGTGTTATGCGCAGAAGTAGACAACGAAGGTATTGAACGATCGTATGTCTTGTACTTCGGCATCGGCGCAGGATCATACAGCGCAGCCTGTTGACTCTTGGTCAACTTCTTGGCTACATTAGCAGGATTGACCTTGCGCTTCTTTTTGTGCTTGAAGCGAGTGTTTGTATAGACCATCATAACTCACATGCTCCATTCTTTTCATAAAAGTATCGAATGAATTCTTCTTCACACTCGTCCTCTTCACCAAAGAACACAGGCTCCCAAGTTTCGCCATAAAGTCTTTCCCACTGGGTTCCTTCCATGTTGCAACGATACACGACACCGTATTCAGTTTCGATGATTCTTGACTTGATAATCTTGTCTGTCTTAAAACGCATCACTCAACTCCAAAATGATTTTTTATTTTTTCTTCATATTGCCAAGGAACAATATCAATACACTCCCGAATAATCAACTCGGCGAACATCTCTAGGGAAAAATCTTCAGTGCAGTAATCACCATTGTATCCGCAATATTCCGCAAGTTCTCTAATTCGTTCGTTCATAAATTTTTCATCGCACTTTCTAGATAATACCTGAGCGTCATATCCTTACACATGGAAGGAACATCGAGCCATTCTGGACTGAGTTCAAACTGACATCCATCTTTCCAACTATTATACTTGACAAAGTGTGCATAGGCAAGCAAATGTTCTCGCTTGCGTGGATTGTATGGAATACGAACGTGAGTTTTCATTTCAATCCCAAAGATTCTGATAATACTTGCCGAACAAACGGAAACCGTTGCGCATGCGCTCCTCGTGACGCTCCTGGTCATCTAGAGTCCAGTCATTGTCGTGTTCGAGGACATCATGGGTGCGTGACTCAAACGCAAAGATCATTTCGTTCAGCACCCAGTCCCAACGACGGAAGTGATTGTTGTCAACATCCCACTCGTTTTGTTTTGGTGCGCAAGAAGTGCTACGCAGTTCCTCGGGTACATCCTCGTCGTCAATCAGAGGTGAACCGTGCTGCGTCGCCTGCAACTGTACCAGCATCGGATGAATGATGTGCGCTAGAGTATTATCCATTGACCAAGTATCGTACTTGTCAATGCGAACCTTGATCTTGCGCTTTCTCTTGCTGTCAATCCAAAACAGAAACTTGTACAGCCATGTCTCGTAATACTCGCGCTCTTTGACCCTCTGCATCAGATTGTTGAGTTCATCGAGATTGAAATTATTCTCGGGTGAGATTCTGCCGTAGGCAAGCCACTCGCCCAACTTGTAAACATAGTCAGGCTTCTCCATATAGGTGGTAGTCTTGTCACGAAATTTTGTCCAGAAACAGATCCACTCAGCGAGCTGATACGGACCAAACCAGTTCTTGTAAGGACCAATATAAACTTTCATTTTATTCCCAATATCCCAAATAGTTAGCCAGAAGCCATGTGATCGTGGACAAGAAAACTGTCACAATCATTTCAAATGTACCAAAAGATGCCGCCAACGAAACACCAATACCAACGCAAACACCAGTCATCAAAATGACTAGCCGAACCATCAACGATGTCATCGTGTTACTCATGTTAATCTCCAGAATATTTCAGCACCACGAATGATTGTACCGTATGTTTACAAGAAGGGCAAGAGAAAATCATGATATCTTTGCCGTCAATGTCTTCTTGAATGTCAAGAAATTCAACTATATCAGCTGGCTTCCATTCACTACAGAATTGGCAGTGAACGTGAGCTGTCGGCGCAGGACCATCGATGTCTTCGTCGTTCACACCAGACCCCAGAACTGCAGGACATACTTGACGTCCCGAAAAAGAATCGGGACAGCATAAAGAACCAGCAATCCGTAGATTGCCAGTCGAATGAGTACAAGTGTCATGCCACGCTCCAGTTACGCTTTGCCTTCGCGCGATTGTACTGCTTGTGTAGAGGGACCACACGCATCGCATACTTCGGCGAGCGCAGATCCTTGGCAACCACGTTGCCACGCTTTGTCCTAGACATAATGCTCTTCCTCAACTTCATACTTACGGAACGAAATTGAATCGTTCCCGCAACAAAAACAAGTGTATGGGAAACCAGTCTCTGGCTCAATATCCTGGAACCAGTACCCATCACAACGCGGACACGGAACCTTCACCAGCGCATCTTGCGCGGCGAAAGCAACGTATTCAGCCCAATTAGCCATAACGCATTTCCTCGCCATACTCAATCAACAGATCCTCGACATCGCTCTCAAAGACCAGCGGCATGCCGTCCGCCAGAATCGGACGATACTTCTCGTTGATCATCTTAGTGATCTGCTGGGCGGTGAAACCATCCTCAGCCAACTCAAGAATCTCAACCTGCAACTTGTTATAAAATCCCATCATTACACTCCGTCGTGTTCGTCACTGTAAACTTCACCAAAGTCTGCCCACTCTTGCGATTCGTCGGGCTGACCGTCATCTTCATACTCTTCGTCAAACTCTTCGCCGAGGTCGATCTCGTTGGCGAATGCCATCTGGCGGACGCTATCTTCGCTCATCCACATGAGCGCAGCGTGAATCACCGCATCGCGATCCAGGACGCCTTCGTCGATTAGATCAAGAATCTTGAACGTAGCCTTGCGATTATAGTGCGTCATCTTACATGCTCCAGTAGGTTTCGCTGCTGACCGAGCAGCTGAAGGGGGTGTTGATCGACTCTTCGACCTCCTGACCAGTCATCAGGTTCACGACCTTGTGAGTCAGGTTGTCGTAACCAGCAGCCCTGTACTCAGCCACGCTGATCACCACATAGCAATTCTCAGAATTGCGATAGCCATAGCGATTCGCCTTCGCAGCGTACTTCTCAGCCACCTTACGATAGGCAAACTGGGGAGCACGACCCGCAAAGGAACGGATTTGCTTGGTTTCAGAATTCATCACGTAGAACATTTGCTTTCCATTTATCTTCATCATACATATATCTTACTAAACCGAGCTGAAAAAGTAAACCATAAAAACTCTAGGAAAATCAATAACTTATAAGTTGTTGATTCTTGGTAAGAAAAACATGAATGAAATCAATAACTTACGAATGCGCTCAGGCTTACAGAGGAGACCGAGGAGCGGCGATCGTTTTATAGGGGGAGTGGTAGGGGTTCAGCCTTGATAACTTGATGGAGGGAAACTCCACCAGCCTCTAGCACTCTCAGTCCAGCATCGTTGCGGTATGCGTGAATGAAGTACACGTCGCGAATGCCCGACTGTAGGATCAACTTGGCGCAGTCTACGCACGGCGAGTGTGTGATAAACATGGCTGCGCCTTCTGTTGAATCATGACTGCGTGTTACTTTCATCAGCGCATTTTGCTCAGCGTGAATCACTTCTGGCTTGGTGACTGAATCGCTCACCGATGTCATGTTCAGTTCACAGACATTATCAAATCCAGACGGTGTGCCATTGTAGCCATAAGAAAGAATGCGGTGATCTTTTACAATCACCGCACCCACCTTCAGACGCTCGGCATAAGACAGCTCTGCGATTCTTTCGGCTATGTCACAATACAATGATAAAAATTTTTCTTTCACTTGATCTCTAGTTTGCGTGGCTTCTGTGTTTCAGGAACAACATTTACCAAAGTGATTGACAGAATGCCATCCGCTAGAGCTGCGTCGCGAACAACCACTGTATCCGCTACAAGGAAAGAACGCTTGAATGAGCGACCAGCAATACCCTTTACAAGATACTCGCGCCCCTCTGCAGCCTTCTTCTCACCTGTAATGGTTAGAGTGTTGTCGTGAATTTCCGCAGACAATTCGTCGCGAGCATATCCAGCAACTGCCACTTCAATGATATAGGTATCTTCATTGTGGCGAATTACGTTGACTGGAGGGAATGCTGTGTTGGTAGAATTTACCAAATCACTGGCACGATCGAATAGATCATAGAAATGATCAAACCCTAGAAAGGTAGATGGTAGGTACTTATCAAAATCCCATGGCGACTTTACTGCTTTTAGATTTGTCATGTGTTTACTCCTTATTTAAGCAAGTTTACAAAGTGTGGATCCCGAAGGCATCCACGAATAGTATATAGTTAAGATTCCTCGCCGTCAAATGTTCTTAGGATAAAATCCTGTATACATTCAATATGATTCTTGGTTTTTTCTGGATTGATTGAAAGACTTGGCACGTGCTTGGTGTATGCATGCATCTGTTCTTTCAGTTGCTGGCGATCGGTTACAACTCCGCTTCTTACACCTTCCAGAACCACATGAAAGTACCAACGATATGGGCGAAACTTATCTGCTTCTAGATTATAGACATCCAGTTTTTCAATTAGATAATCAACCCATGGTTGACGTTTTGCTTTTGCACCAGACTGTGCTGCTTCTGCTTCTTCACTCATAATTTAGATAATTCCTCAAATTAGTAGTCACATTCATATATTCTAAACTATTTCAAAATGCGGTGCGTCAATAAATGGTCGCTTGCCTTCTGATCTACGCACATCTATGTAACGATTCATGGCACTTTCCATAGTACCCTTCCATTTACGAATATCGGATACAGTCCACGCTGCTCCCCAACGAATTGGTATGCCAACCTGTATTGCACCTTCTCTCATCGCATCGGCAATCTCATCGTATAGATTGAGTTCCCAGGAACCGCGACTACCAATAAATGCCATTAGATCGACAGCCTCGCCTTTGATATGCTTTGACTTTAACGTCTGACTTGCGCCAGCCGCAACTAACTGCTTCTGTCTTTCAATGGTGCGCAAACCTTCTATTACAGCAAAGTCCACGGTGCTGAGTTTGATTGCGATATTCACAACCTCAACCAATCTACTATCAACGCCTTCCAGATTCTTCAGCGATCTTTTACTGAGCCTGTACGCCATCTGTACGACCTTTCTTACCAATGTTATATTTCGCTACCAGTTCCCAATCATGCTTATCTTTGTGAGCAATGATCTTGATCTGTGATAGCGGAGCAACAGGTGTTTCGCTCTTGCTCTTACTTACCAGTTTCACCAGACCCCATTCTTCCATTAGATTGGCAATGGTGTTACGGCGAGCAATATCATTGTCTGAAATATTGCTAGGCTTGCCGTCTAGTGCAAACAGTTCTTTGAAGTGTACAATGTAGTATCTGCCCTGCTTATGCAGAATATGGCATGATTGATACAGTACGTTTTGATTTTTGGCTGCGACGCCAATTCTTGTCAGAGTTTCACGGACCTTGAGGAAGTCATTCTTTTCCGCCAACTCAACTTCAACTAAGTTCTCCACGCTCATGTTATTCACCTTTTTCTAATTGTTTTTTGATCGCTTTGATCTGATCATCATTTAGAATAGCAAGGACATCGTATGCTTTAGCATCGGTATATCCATAATATTCTTTGACAGCCTCCAAATCAACGCTGCTCGCCCTCTTGTGCCATTTTGCAAATGGACGCTTGTAAGGCTTAACAATATTTAGTAAATAATCATATTTGAGTTTATTGTCAAGGTGCGGATACAGATTGATCTCGTTCGCAATCAGAACAGTATCAGGATAGTTAGACAATGCTCGACCGACCATGAAGTGTGGGTAAGACTTCTCATCTTGGTCGGTGAGCATGCAGTTCTTCTTAGTCTGTAGAATGCTGGGGATAATCTCTTTGAATAGGTCAGCCATTGAACTCACACTCAATCATAATTTCAGTTAGACACGCAACAAGATTCAACTCCTGATCGGCTACAAACGCTGACTGATACTGATACTTGGCTAGGATTAGCACTGCCTGTGGGATCGAGTTCTTATTCATAATCTCATACAGATTATCATAGATCTTACGAAATAATCTTGATGAATCATCATATCCGTTCTCAGCAGCCCACTTGCGGACCTCACTGAAGTTTTTATCTTTGAGTGCCTTGACCAATGTAGCAATGGAAACATCAGCCACGTTTTGTAAGATACCAACGTCGATATTTCCGCTAACACTGTATCGCTGAAGTTCATTCAACACTCGGCGATAGTCAGGAAAGTATTTCATGATGACTTCAGCCAGAACCTTATCATCATATGGCACGGACTCAGAGTTTAGAATCTGAGTTGCTCTAGCCATGAACTGCTTCGCCATCTTTGGACGATCTTCTTTGCGCAGACGAAACTCAATGACCGCGCAACGAGAATGTAGCGGTTCGATGATACGATGCTTATAGTTACAGGTCATGATGAAAGTGCAGTTATGTGCAAATTCTTCCATCGCATTACGCATCGCTGGCTGCGTTGAATTGGGATTTAGATAGTCAGCCTCATCAATGATGATGACTTTCTTTGTGCCGCCAAACGACATGCTAGACGCATAGTTCTTAATCTTAGATCTGAAAGTGTCGATGCCCGACTCATCCGATCCGTTGATCATTAAATAATCACAGCCAACCTCTTCACAGAGTGCCTTGGCTACAGTAGTCTTACCAACACCTGCTGTACCGCAGAGAAGAAGATTTGGAATCTCCTTGCGATCAACGTATTGCTGGAAAGTGGATTTTAAATCCTCGGGAAGGATACATTCTTCAACAGTCTTTGGTCGATACTTCTCGACCCACAACGCTTCGCTCATAATATAACTCCATAATAAAAATCATTTCTTTGATTCTTTTCTCGATTCTCTCCACCAAGCCTCGCGTATCTGTTCCTCAGTTGCGTCTTTACCCTTTTTGCGAAATTTATTTTTAATTTTCTTATAGTCATAAAATCGCATGATATATGATAGAGAAGATTTATTATACTCTGATCTCCACTTAGAAGTCAATTCTAAAGAAGGCATTCCTCTTTGGGCTTCTCTTATACCACGATTTATATCTCTAGACAGAGAGTTATTTTGACTAATGCCAGATCCACTATAATTAGATTTATACTTCATAATATAACTCCATAATAAAGAAAAGTGGGGATGGGAGGGTGAATCCGCGACGAGCAGTCTGGCGTGAGTGTGTCGCTTCTAGATCGAACATCCCCAACATACTTACTTAGTCAACATGTCATAAGTGTCATTGAGTTCTTGCACCTGTGCAACTTCTTCCTCAATGTTACGCTTATGATATACCTTTGCGAGCCTACGAGCAAGTCTTTTATTGATTTCAAACTCATCAGCCATGCGCTGTAGGACTTCCTTGATGAGATCCCTCTCAGCCTCAATTCTAGTTAGTGAATTAGAAATTTCCTGTAGACAACCCTTGATTGCTGTCTTTTGCACTTCTGTATATGCCATAATTACCTCAAATGTGTTCATATTCCGATGGATTCACCAATTCAATATACTTGTTTTTATTGCTTGAATAAAAATTATAATGATTTGGTGATCCAGTACCAATCCAAAACTCTGATAAATGTCTTCTTTGACCTTTCCAATCATCAAATCCATAAGGTTTATTACCATACAAATAATTAAGATCTAATCTGTTTATGTAAGAAGAATTTGCCCACCAAAAATTCCCAGCGTAATGTGGTGAAATATCAGTACCCAAAGATGGATGCTTAGTTGTCCACTCAGTTCCAACACAATCATAATTATCTAATAACTGTACGCATCTTTGCCAATTATTTACATTGAAGTGTGTGAGATACTGAGTCCATGAAATTTTATTTTGAAAATTCTCTGGAAAAGAAACTCCCAACATGTTTAGATATAACACCTTATAATCTGTATGTTCTTTGCAAAAATTATGAAGATCTCTTAGAGTATCAGCTTCACCTATATCGATGTGCACATTTCTATTTGTTTTATTGACCTTCATAAGATCAAATGGTAGTGGTAGACTTCCATTGATCCCAATATGAATATAGTTTGCTGCATCATACACACCAGATTGTTGCAGAGAAAGTATTTGTTGCGTGTATAATTTCTCCCAATGATTTATCTGAAATATATGATAAAAAATTGCAATGTTCATCAGTGAAAATAATAACGAAATTCAGTTTCTAGTTTTGAACCTGCATCCTTGGTCTCAAACTTACCCTTGAGTTGTAGACGATCAGTGATCTTGAACTTGTATCCCACTTCGCTGGAATAATTTAGTTCTCCAGCACCGCTGTACATAGGACCAACCTCAGCATACCACTTATCAAACTCTACACCGAAACGAAGAAACTGCTGAGTTGACTTGTAATTCCAAGCATCAGTCACATTCCACTCATTCTTGTATTCGGTGTAGTACCTTGGATCATCAGCCCATGTTGGTGGGGTGAATAGAATTGTTAATGTCATGATTAATTTCTTCATTATTCAAACCTCGATTGTGCTGCTTCGATTGCGATAAAATACTCAATGTCCTTGTCCTTGTTAGTAAACTTAGACAGACCACGCTTTGAGACTTCAATTGTGTAGTTACCTTCCATCATCTTGAAGTTCTCAACCTTCATGACAATAGAAAACTTACGACCGTCACCTTCACCAATCTCAGTCTGAGAACGATCAGCGGAATCATCCTTGACGTCAGTTGACACAAGATAGATCTTATCACCATCGCTTTCAAATACAAAGTTTGGTGAGCCTGAGATAGATGCGCTCTTACGCTGCCACTCAAGATCTTCCTGACTTAGATCAAATGAATAATCTGGATTTGAGACAGTCAACTTCTTATCTGGTGGAGTTACAATCACCTTTGGTGAGCAATGCTTGATGTAGTCTGAACGGCGACCGCTATCAAAAACTACACGATCTTCCTCAAACTCCAGTTCGCAATCTTTATGTAGTCCGATCTTAGCAAGCATCTTGTTTAGATCATAGATGGCAAACTCACTTGGAATGTCCTCAGCAATCTTAGCAGTTGCTAGAACAGTCTTCAGTGGTGAGATTGTTGTCAATGTCTTACCAGACTTGAAAAGAATACTAGAATTGATAGTTGAAAAGTTCTTCAATGTATCAATTGTTTCTGTACTTAGTTTCATATAGATACCTCATTGTGTAACATAACTATTATATAAAATTCCAACCATGTTGTCAACTCTTTCCTTTAGAGTTTCTATATCTTCAGTATTAGGGAGAAGATAATCAACGGTGCTACCAACCCATGCCCATTCACTCTCATGGACGTTGTCAACCAGCCATTGAAAATGTGCACCTGCGCGATTATGATCCTCAGCTTTCTGATACCACCAAGGAAGATCACCGCGAGTGACCTGAACAACTTTGCCTCCATGTTTTTGAATGGCTTTGATCTCGTTTGGAAAACGAACATCAGCAATAACGTAGTGTTGTTCGGGATGCCAATCTATTCTACGGAAGACAGTGTGTACCCAAAGATCGGGATGAAACACATCGCGTCCTGCTTCAGTACCCATCAGCTGTAACACCCAACGTGGTGTCACTTCGCGACCTAGAGCATTTGACCACCACTCATCTTTCTGCTCACGCCATTGTCTAGACTCGGGCGTTGCACCCTCCAGCAATTCACGATGCCAACCAAAGACAGCAGCCACAGAATCTTTGACGCTGTTAGCAAAACTCTCTTTGACGAAACCGTGGTGCTCTACTAGAAGATCAGCGACGGTTCCCTTTCCACTTCCTATAAAACCAACAAGACCTATTATCACAAAGACCCCACGAAATTCGCCACTGCTGGCATGTCTCCTGTGAAGGCATAAGTACCAATATGATGAGTCTTCATCCATGGACATAACCAAATCTTACCACCCATGTTTCTCCACCACTGACAGAACATGTAGTCCTCAGATAGATAACGATCAGACCCCTTACCACCATTCTCTACTGTATCAATTACAGTGTCAAAGTATGCGTGAATGTAACGAGATCCATCGAAGTTAGCCTGACCAACATGATCTGGCTTGTATCGCAAATTAGGATATCTCTCTTCAAACTGCTTGAACACTTCACGCTTCACCATCATGAATCCAGTTCCAATTTCTAGAACTTCAATTGGTGCAGAAACTGAGAACCTTTCTGTGCCAGGAACTGGATTGAACACAAAATCACCAGCAAGTTTCTCCAGTTCTTTGACTTCAATATTAGGATTCTTTACGATCGCATCTTTGATTGCATTCCACTTGATTGACTTCTTTGGATACGGTGCGCCAATGATTTCTTTATCCAAAGCAAGAAGTGCAATCACGTCTCTTGGATCAAAATGAATATCTGAATCTAGGAATAGTAGATGAGTGAATCCAGAACGCAAGAATTCATCTACTAGATAGTTTCTTGCTCTTGTGATTAGCGATTCATTAAAGATAAATGAGAATCGAATCTCAACTCCATAGTTAGCACAAACAGCCTGTAGATCAAGTGCTGACTTGGTGTACATACCAAAACACTGACCACCATACATCGGTGTTGCAACGAACAGTTTCTTTTTTCTTAGTTCTTCTACTGAGATTTCAATCTGCATAATTATTCACTCCAGTTAAAATGTTTGCTAATATATTCAATGATCAATTTTTGATCATCAAGATTATTATTGTCTACAGTATCTATATAGTCCATCAACTGGAGGTTTCCGCTGATGTTTGAGATTTTTGTTTCGCGACTGCGCTTGAATTTCTCATCTTGGTCATCCTTGCGATCAATATGTCTCTGTTCTACGATATCGTGATTGGCTTGTATGACCACAATTCTAAAGTCTGATTCACTGTATGACTCAGACAGAGAGTTTAACATCTTTGCATTGAATAGACGATCACCCTCAAACAGCACGTTGATCTTCTGCTCTTTGACTTCTTCAAAGAACTTTTCAGCGTCTGGTTGGACTGCCATGCTTAGACGATCAGTTCCCTGGAATACGTTACCATCATCTTGATACTTACCAAGAATTACAGTTCGCAATTTCTTGCTGAACATTGCGTCCAAAAGTTTCTGTGGCTTGATAACCTTCCAGTCATCAGCCATTGAAATGATCTTAAACATAAGAGTGGTCTTTCCCGTTGCAGGAACACCACCAATTGCAATTATCTTAGGCATACAATCCTATCTCTGTCTTATCTTCGAACATCCAGTCCATTCGTTGTAGTTTACCTGATCTCAAGAAGTAAGTAAAGTTTTCTTTGTTAATTTTATTTCTTCCAGCGAGTGCAGGAAATAGCGTTTCATTTCTTGCTTGCCAAAGAACATTCCACTCAATACCATACCAACCATCTTGTTCCGCTCGCACGATTTCTTCTGACTGGCGATCAAGATAATAGCCAAGATAACGACCGTGATGCTCTCGGAATATCTTCTTGAATGAGCACAGACAGGTTTCCATTGTATAAAAATCTATTTCATGAGATAAATTGGGGAATCTTTCACGCATTTCAACAATTATATCTTTAGCCACTCCCTCAAGATTTTGATATTCTTTTGCAGTAAGTTGTTTATCATAACTGTCATCCTCGCCGATGGCAAGAACAAAGCCATTACGATGTGAACGAGAGCCAGAATAATCAGAGAACATAAGGCTAGTAGGAGCCGCAAATATTCCAGCAGTGTGATGCAAGTGTTGTAGATAAAACCAAGTGGAATAACGACCAAACTTATGAAGATTAGTTTTAATAGCATTCCATAGATTGTCGAAGGTTTCTTCTTCGTTGTCGCCATAGTAACTCTCCAGGACTTCCTTCTGCGATTTGTCACCAATAAATTTTTGATAGGATTCAAACATCGCAGGAAGATGACCCTTGTTCCACTTCGTATCTACTTGGTAGCGAAGTCTCTTATAGTTTGCAGTGTTCCATTGAGTGATGCGATCTACAGTCGCCAACTCATAGTCGGGGAATTCATTTTTTAGAACCCATGCAGTTGGAAGCTGGTATGTATTTCCATACAACCAGCATAGCCAGATTCTTTCTTCTATGTTATGCTCATATCTATTGTTTAGATATTGAGTCATCCATACCGCTGGATCGCAGTCTCTATATTCTAGAGACCACGCATACCAGCGAATGAATAGTTCACGTCTTTCATGCGACATCGAATAATGTCTTCCCAAATAATGCATCACGAAGCCATGTTTCACCAGCAGTTTTTATTGCTTGTTCAACAATTGATTTTTTCTTAGTGCCAAACTCATGGGATTCTAATGATTCTTTACGCAATCTTTCACAAGCCTTTTCTGAAGGTAGTGCTATGGATGGATCATCAATTGCTAGTTTACGAAAGATCATTTGCTCTTCTCTATTCTTGAATATTGGTTGATCACTACGCAAAGATCCAGTTGGATCCACAGCCCAAAAAACAAGACCATTGCGCATGTGCCATGTTAGAGAAGAAGGTGTACAAGAGATTTTTAATCGTTTACTATTCTTCTTATTGCAAGCATATTCAACATAGTGATCCCAAATCTCAGATGCATACCCATGCCCTTCTTGACCCTGCACTGTAACAATGTCATATAGATTAGTATATCCATCGCGATTGAATGTGGCGTAGATTAGAGAAACAACCTGATCATTCTTGATCAGTGCAAATGGTGGACTTGAATCATAGTTCTTAAATCTAGTCCAAAGACTGTGTGAAGCAGAAAGAAATTTGGTATTCTTTCCTTCGGTAGATTTTACTAGAATATGCTTTACTTGTTCTGAATCAATGAATTTGCAAGTCATAACTATTGGTAGGAATATATCTATAAGAAAAATCTTCAGCAGTCATCACAACACGCTGATTCATCTCAAGCATCTTGGCTTCGTATTTACCCTTTGATGCGCGAGTCATAATGTCTTTCGTAGAAGTAATTATATAACCATTCTTCAACTTTGTCAAATATATAGGTCGCTTTCCGTTGCGATATGCAATCAACATACGCTCATGATGAAGTTCAATTGCTGCGATGGAAGCATTCTCCCATAGTTGCAGTGGTTCGTTTTCTATTGTGTGTAAAAGCAACTCAGAGTCATTTTTTGTTTTTGTTTTGATCTTGTATAGTTTCTCCCAGTTCTCATAGAGTTCCTGAGAGATGACACCATTGTGGACTATTGAAGCGCGATCATTATAGATCGGTTGATTGTACTCAAGATCACTGGTGCTATATCTGCAGTGACCAATCATGTATAGATTGCCGTCGCTGTTTAGATAGTTTTCAATTGGATATGTTAGATGACGATTCACAAATTGATCCGCTGGAACAGGATCAATGATTGATTTTATGTTTTTCTGTAAGAATGAAATTCCAGTTGCATGTAATCCTCGAATCCTAGACTCAAGGAATACATTGCGGACTAGACTTAGATTTTCTTCGGTTGCCTGGGCAAGCAACACCCCAATTACGGCACACATTATAGAAATGCATCCAATGTAGATGCAGATTCAGTTTTTGGATGGTATTTTTCCACCATCTCTGCTCCGCCGTTCTTTTCTAGATACTCAAACCACTCATCGGAATCCCACATACCTTCACTTACACCATTCCAGAGTGGCTTCCAAAGTTTGTGTTCTTTGTTGAGCCTTCTTGATTCAACAAACTGATAGCGCCAATTCTCATATTCATAAGAACCCAACTCAAGCATCTTCTCTCGAAGATAACAAACTAGACTGATACGCTCGCTACCTTCTTCACATACAATTGGAGTGTTACCATGAATGATCTCATGATTGTTTACAAGCAATAGATCTCCTGGTCTCACATTCACTGCGGTTCTATACTCAGGGAATACCAGATAACCACCAGTGAAACGACCATCATTGGAAAGTACAAGCAGATTGCTTAGACCATCGCTGAAGTCACCAGCATCGCGGTGACAGGCTGTACGGAAAGTCTTATTAACAGTGATGGTAGAGAATACAGTTTCAGGAACTAGGAATCGCTGATCCATTGTATCTGCTGCAGCACGTTGATTCCCCCAACGCTGCGGAAGAAGTTCTTTGAATCCACGATTTAGAGACTGCAAGAATGGGAATGACTTCTCAAACTTATCAAATTCATTTTGCGTGTAGGCTGTTGCACGACCGTATGGAATGCGTGGATAACGATCAAACCAACCAGCGATACCAGAATTGACTTGATTGGCATAGGTTGTATCTGAAATATATTTTTCTGCAACTTTATTTGCTGCTTCCTTTCTGGCTTTCACAGATGCCTTCAATGCACCCTTCAGCCATTTTTCAAACTGAAAATTATCAGCCTTTACTTTTGCCGAAAGCCAAACAAGACCGCGTGTTGATTCTTTTTCTCCATATAACTCGCGGAGATTAGCGACCTCTTTCTCCGCATCAATTTTGATTGCAGTGTTCTCCTGTCCCTTCTGAAAGTACTGTAACACACGCAATTGAAACTCAGTAACCCACTCACGTCCACCGCACATTGCGCCCTTTGGTCCAGCAGCAAGTCCGCGATTTTGAGTTGGTAGTGCGGCTTCTCTCAGACCTTCATATGCCGCTTTTTGTTCTTTCTTGGTGAAAAAGTTTTTACGAAACTTGAATGCGATATTTTGTTCTGTCTTAGCATCACCACCCAATAGGTTGGGCATATAACAATCTGTATCTTCTTCTACTAAGACATCATAATGATTTTCATCTACAAATTGTCCAAGCAGATGCTCACAATCTACTTTTTCTTTGGCTACAATTGTTCGAACCATAGAAATCTCCTATTTGTCATCATGTGATTATATATGTTTTTTTCCAAAATGGCAAATGAAATGTGGGGGCATTGCGCCCCCACGACTATCATCTTACCGATGGAGAAAGTAAGATGATGGACTCTTAGATGCTTACAGAGATGGCATCACGGTATAGAGTCTTGCGAGCACGAGCGCGGTGACCAGAGTCAGTGTAACCCTGAAAAGCAGAACTCGGCATACCTAGACGATAAGAGAAAGTCTTCTCGCCACGGCTAGTGGTGACACGATTAGTGTAAATCGGAGCACCTTCGTTACGCAAACGGTAGACAAGATCAGCAACATTGCTCACCTTGAACAGAGTGCGAGCCTGCTTGGTGGTAACAGAGCGACCACTGCGCAGGTAATCAAACATAGAATTAACAGCAGACATAAAACACCTCAACTAAAACACCGCACTTCAATTCAATGTTAGGTTGCGGTTTGCCTAACATAATACCATTATACTCTGAAAAGAGTGTAATGGCAAATCTTTTTAGAACTCAGGATCACTTTCAATCCGATCCTCGGTTGAAACCGCATCAGCCACGGTGTTGGCTGTAGGATCAACCTTGGTATACAGATCCATGAACGCATTCTTGGTATCTTCGTCGAAACGATTCAGACACATCTGAATTGCACGAGAGCGATCCTGAAAGATTGCATAGGCTTTCGCGATGTGAACCAGACGGCGAGTGGTGATAACCTCATCCACCGCACCTTCCTTGAAAGACTTGCGGATCACCTCAGCCCAGTTGATCAGGTGATCAATGAAACCATCATCAGACAGATTCAACTCGCTAAAGTTCTTTGACAAAATCTTGCGCTCAACAGAGGCTGGCGGATAATCCTGCTCAACGGTGATGGCGAAACGCTCCAGGAACGCTTCGTTCATGGTGTTGGTATACATGTAGCGACCGTCGATGTCGCCCTTGCCCTTGGTGTTACCAGTAGCAACGATCATGAAACCAGCGGCAGGATGAATGACCTCACCAGTGCGCTTGTCGTAGTATGGCTTGCCTTCCATTACACCCTGAAGGCAGGTCAAACCCTCGGCACCGTAGTCACTCTCGTCGAGCAACAGCACCGCACCACGACGCATCGCAGTGGTTACAGGACCATCGGTACGCACGGTGTCGCCGTTGATCAGTTCGTAGGAACCAAACAACTCGATCTCGTCGGTGGTCTTGGTGACGTTCACACGAATCAACTCGCGACCGAGCTGCGCGCACGCCTGTTCGACACCCATGGTCTTGCCGTTACCAGAGTGACCTGTGATGTAGATGGGATAGAAGATACCAGACTTGAGAATGCCCTTC